GCCGCGTCTCCACGCACGCCGTGGAACGGGCGATTCAGGGCTACAGCACCATCTCGGACGCCTTCGCCCTGACCTTCCAGATGGAGGGACACTCGTTCTACGTCCTCACCTTCCCGACTGCCGACAAGACCTGGGTTTACGACGTTGCCTCGGGCCATTGGTTTGAGTGGTGCAGCCGGAACACGTCTACCGGCGCCGAGTTCCGCTGGCGCGCTTCCTGCGCGGCGTTTATCGGCGGGAAAGTGCATGTCGGTGACTACGCGGACGGCAAGATTTATCGCCTCAGTCTGGACACCTACACCGACAACGGCGACCCCATCAAGTTCCTGCGCGCGACACAGTGCATGGACAGCCCGAACGGGCACCGCAATTTCTACGAAGCGTTGCACGTCGATATGGAAGTGGGCACCGGATCGGGAACGCTCTCCATGCGCTACAGCAACGACGGCGGTCGGACCTGGAGCACGGCAAAGACCAGGGCGCTCACCAATGGCACCTATGGAACGCGCGTGAAGTTCGGCCCGACCGGGGCCGGGCAAAACCGGGTCTGGGAGATCAGCACCACCGACAACATGCGGTTTGCGGTGCTCGGCGCCTATGCGCGCTTGCGTGAGGGGTCGGCGTAATGGCGTTCAAGTTCTCCGCTCACCAGCCGGTTATCGACTCGCGCGGGTGCATGACGCCGGAGTTCCTGCGGGCGTTCAATTCGCTGCTGGCGCGCGTCGGCGGCGGCTCCAGGGTCGGGCCGAGCGCTCCGACTGGCCTGACGTACTCGATTGAGGCCGGCGGCGTGCGCCTTCAGTGCAACGCCAATCCCGCCGCAGAGGAAGTCACGGCCTATATCTGGCGAGTCGGCGCGACCTGGGCCGACTCGCTGCTGCTGGTCAACTTCTCGTCCAACAACGAGCTGATTCCCTCCGATCAGGTCGGCACCTATACCGTGTGGGTTGCGGCGGCCGATGTGCGCGGCAACTTCTCGACGCCTTCCAGCCTGGAAGTGACCGTGACGGACGCCGATCTGGGCCTATACGGCCCCAAGGTCACGCTCACGTCTACCGGGCTTGCGTTCTCCAACGGCGACCCGGCTTCGATTGCCGTCACGGCGCTGCTGCTGAACCTGCCGAGCCCCACCTACGTCTGGACGGTGGACGGGGTATTGGACGGCACGGCCACAACCGGCACGTACACCCTGAACGCTTTCACCGGAGCGGGCAAGCTGCTGCGCTGCACGGTGACATCCGGCGTATCTGGCCTGTCGGCGTATGGTGAAACCACCATCTATTCGGTGGCCGATGGCTCGCGCGGGAGCCTGAAGGGCTACGGCTCGCAATACAGCATCAGCGTGAGCGCGTGGAGCGACGCCAAGGCAAACCGCGTCATCAACAACATGCTGACCGGGGCGACCGGCACCACGGACCTGTTGACGACAACGCATCTTCGCATCGGCGATACGGTGCAGTTGACGAACGGTAGCAGCTACGTCGAGTCGCGGTTCTGGAGTGGTTCGGCGTGGATCGCGGCGGCCACGGTGATCGAGGGGAACGTGCTCGTCAACGGGCAGGGGGTGTTTACCGGCGACATTACCGGCGGCGCCAGCATCAATATCACCGGGAGCGCGACCTTCAACGGCAGCCAGACGGTGGATGGCTCCGGCTATGCGGCCGTTATCAACTCTGGCGGAACTTACGCAGCCTATGGTCTGCGCGTCTACGGCAGCGCCAGCGGGATGGCGATTCACGCCAGCAACGGGGCCGGAGGTGGGGCGGTTTACGGCACGGCAACCTCGGGCACGGGGTACGGGGTCTACGGCTACACCACGTCTGCTACTGGTGCCGGCGTCATTGCTGGTGCGACTGGCGGCGGCACGGCGCTGAAGGTTGAAGGTCCGATGACCATCAACAACACCACTGCAGTCACAAACCTGAACGCCGATCTGCTGGATGGCAATCACGCCAGCGCCTTTGCCACCTCTGGCCACAATCATTCTGGCGTCTACCTGCCTGTCGCCGGCACGGCGGCTGATTCGAGCGCCCTTGGCGGGTACGCGGCCAGCAGTTGGACCCGGATTGTGAACGGCAACACCGGGACGGCGAACGCCGGCGGCAGCGGCTTCACGATGCAGATGGGTACCGGCCTTGCGCCGACCTATGAAGTGGCCTGCTCCAGCAACAACATCATCTTGCAGACCGCCTCCTGTCGGACTCTGAAGCAGGATATTGAAGACGAAACCCACGGGCTGGCCTTCGTCAAGGCGCTGCGGCCCCGGAAGTTCCGCTTTATCAGCGATCCGGAGTTTCAGCAGCACGGGTTCATCGCGCAGGAGATGGCTGAAGTTGCCACGCCGAACGGGGAAAAGGACGCACTCGCGTTCACCCGTGAGGACGGGATCATGGGCATCAATCATCTGTCGCTCGTCGGAATTCTGGTCAAGGCGGTGCAGGAGCAGGCAGCGGAAGTGGCGGCTTTGAGGGCGGAAGTGGCGGCGTTGCGCTGAAGCTGAGCTTGGTCTATAGTTGAAATCCCTACATAGCCCGGAGCGGTCAATGGATTTCCTGTATTTCCTGACTCACGCAGTATTCACCAACCAAGTCGTTGCGGTTGACAACTTCAAGACCCCGACCGAAGTGATGCGCCCGGACGGCGTGATGGTGCCGTCTGCCGTGGTCGGGACTTCGGACGAAGTGACCTACTGGATTCCGCGCGACGGTATCTATGTTCAGGTCAACGACAAGGAAGCGACCGCCTACGCCGACTGGCTGCTGAACGACATGGGCGCAACCGAGAAGCTGAACGCCGAGCGAGCGGCCGAGAAAATCGCGCTTGACCAAGCAGAACAGGTCGTGCAGATCGTGGGCTCTGGCTGGTCGCCCGGCGTGTACGTAGACACCACTGGCTCCGGCGCGTAACCGAGCCAAACACCACAGAGAGCCACCTTCGGGTGGCTTTTGCTTTTCTGAAGGGGCCAAAAAATGGCATGGGAACAAGTTCTTTCGCCCGAAGTGATGGCGCGGCTCAATGCCCGCCCCGGTGGCTCCGGCTGGTCTGCTGAGACGGCAAACCCGATCAGTGCTGGCGGGCTGACGTACCAGTCCGACGCGCAGCAGGGGTGGGGGATGGATGGGGTCGGGCAGACCGGACCTGCGTCCTCTTACTTCGCCTATGACCCGACCAAGACGCGGGCCGGACAGGACAAGTTCGGTGTGTACGGCGCGGACGGAAAGTTCCTGAACGAAGGCACGTTCAAGACCGATGACGCCATGAAGACGTTCCTGATGGGCCTTGCCGCTGCTGGCGGCATGTCCATGCTTGGCGCGGCTGGCGTCGGATACGGCGCGCTTGGGGCGACCGAGCCGGCGGCGGCCAGCGGCGCGGCCGGTGGGCTGACGGAGGCGGAACTGGCGGCGATGAGTGCAGGCGGCACGGGCACCGCTGGCGGTGCTGGATACGGCATCGTGGGGGGCGCTACAGAGCCCGCAGCAGCCCTTGCGGGCGGTGGCGCCGCTGCCGGAGCTGGCGGGGCCGGAAACGCCTTGACGAGCCTCCTGCCGACTGGCGCGAGTTCTTTGGTCGGCCCGGCCCTGCAAGTGGCCGGGGGTGTCTACGGGGCGAACCAGGCCGGCAAAGCCGCCGACACGCAAGCGCAATCGGCTCAGGACGCGATTGGCCTGCAACGCGAGCAGTTCAACCGGCTTCTTGAACTGAACGAGCCTTTCAGGCAGGGCGGGCTTGCAGGGCAGGGCGCGCTGATGACGGCGCTGGGCCTTGCTGACGGCCCCGACAAGGGCTGGGCCATGCGGGACTTCGGCATGTCCAACTTCCAGGCCGACCCCGGTTATCAGTTCCGCATGGACGAAGGCGCGAAGGCGCTGGAGCGCAGTGCGGCGGCGCGTGGCGGGCTGCTGTCCGGCCGTGCGGCCAAGGAAATGGAGCGGTTCGCGCAAGGCACCGCCTCCAACGAGTTCGACCGGTCCTATGGGCGCTTCCAGACCAACCGCACGAACCGCCTGAACCCGCTGCAATCGCTGGCCGGTGTCGGCCAATCGGTGTCGCAGAACATGGGGCAGGCCGGGATGAACTTCGGCAACAGCGCTGCGGACCTCATCACCGGGGCCGGAAACGCGAAGGCGGCCGGTCAGGTCGGCAAGGCGAACGCGATCACCGGGGCGATTGGTCAGGGGTACTCGATGTACCAGAACAGCCAGCAGGCCGACCAAAACAACGCGCTGATGAATGCGCTGCTTCGCAGGGGGATGTGATGGCGATTGATGCACGGATTCCGCTGGGCGTGCAGCCGCTTCAGCTTCAGATGCCGTCGCCGGACGCCGGGATCAACCAACTGGCCCGCGTGATGCAACTGCAAGGGATGCAGGACGAGCGCGCCATGTCGCGGCTGAAGATGGACGAGTACCAGCGCGGCTTGGCCGATCAGAATGCACTGCGCGAGGCGCTGACGACAGGGCAAGACCCGTACAACGCGCTGTTGAAGATCGGCAACGTGAAGGGCGCGACCGAGTACCGCAACGCCGAAGCCGAGCGCAAATCCAAGGAGGCGACCGCGAGCAAGGCGGAGGCTGAAGCGCTTGCCAAGCGGACCAGCATGTACCGCGATGCCTTGGCTGGCGTTTCTGCGCCTGAACATGCCGCCGCGTGGCTGCAAGCGCAGTACAAAGACCCGGTGCTCGGGCCGGTGATGCAATCCATGTCGCCCTATGAGCAAGCGGTCGCGCGCATCCCGACCGAGCCGGCGCAGTTTTCCGATTGGCTGAAGCAGCAGGCGCTGGGCATGGGCGAGTTCCTGAAGGCGAATGCGCCGAAGTACCAGAAGCAAGACTCCGGACAAGTGGAGAACGTGCTGGCGCTGCCGGGGCTGGGCGGGGCTCCGTCTGTGGTGTCGTCGGTGCAGAAGGTGGCGGACCCGAATGCGCTGCTTTCCGCCGACACCGCGCGCCGTGGCCAGAACATGGTGGATGCCCGCGCCCGGGAACGACTGGAGTTCGACCGCAACCAGCCGAAAGGGCAAATTGTGGAGACGGCCGGCGGCTATGTGGTGGCCGACCCGCGCGCTGCGACGACGGTTCCGCTCATCGGCGCTGACGGCAAGCAAGTTAAGGGCAAGGCGGCAGACCGGCAACTGACCGACGCGCAAGCCAAAGCGAACCTGTTCGGCTCGCGCATGGCGGAATCGCACCGCATCCTGACGGACCTTGAAGGCAAGTACTCCCCGCTGGCGGTGAACGCCAAGATGGGCGCGGCTGATGTGCCGATTGTGGGCGGGGTGGCTGGGTATGCCGGAAACCTGATGCTTACCGATCAAGGCCAGCAGGCCGAACAGGCGCAGCGCGACTTCATCAATGCCGTCCTGCGGCGCGAATCTGGCGCGGTCATTTCCAAGCCGGAATTTGCCAACGGGCAGAAGCAGTATTTCCCGCAGCCTGGCGACAGCAATGCGGTGCTGGATCAAAAGCGCCGGAATCGTGAGCTGGCCATCAAAGGCATGGCGGCTGAAGTGCCGGGCGGACTGCGCTCGGCTCCGTCGCTGACGACGCCGCAGGGCGGGACCGATCCGGCCATTGACGAACTGCTGAAGAAATACGGTGGCAACTGATGGCAACGCTTGACGAACTGTCCCGCGCACTGGTTGCCGCCGACAAGGCCGGCGACGTTCAGGCCGCGAAGATTCTGGCCGGCGAAATCACGCGGATGAGGGCGCAGCCGAAGCAGGACTTCGCCTTCGATCCGATGCGCGACATGACCGCGTTTGAGCGTGGCGCGGCCGGGGCTGGGAAAGCCATTGTGGACGTTGGGCGCGGGCTCGGGCAGATGGTCGGTCTTGTGGACCGCAAGGATGTGGCCGAGTCGCGCAAGCGGGACGCCCCCCTGATGGACACCACGGCGGGCACCGTCGGCAACCTGGCCGGCAACGTGGCGATGCTTGCGCCGACCGCCTTTATCCCTGGCGCGGCCACCATTCCGGGCGCGGCGGCGAGCGGCGCGGCTACCGGGCTTGCCGCTCCGAGCACCAGCACAGGCGAAACCGTCCAGAACGCGCTTTTGGGTGGGGTGGCGGCTCCTGCTGCCATTCTGGCGGGGCGCGGTCTTGCGGCCGGCTATCAGGGCGTGAAGGGCCTTGCCGAGCCTTTTACGGCGGGGGGAAGGAACCGGATTGCTGGCCGGGTCATCAACGAGTTTGCCAGCGACCCGGCGCAGGTTGCTGCGGCCACCAGCGCGCCCACGGCGACCGGCGCGAGGCCGCTGCTGTCCGAAGCTGCGAAAGACCCCGGCATGGCGATGCTGGAGCGATCCCTCGCCCAGCAGGAGCCGAAGGTTGCCGCCGCTTTCGGGCAGCGGGCAGGCGAGAACAACGCGGCGCGGGTTGCTGCGGTGCAAAACATCGCCGGCACCGACGCGCAGCGACAGGCCGCAACGAAGGCGCTCAAGGACACCACGAAGCCGCTCTATGCGAAGGCTGGCGCGACGACGGTTGAAATCGACAAGGAATTGCAGGCGTTGCTCAAGCGTCCGTCCGTGCAGCAAGCGGTCGAGCGCGCCCGCAACATCGCACAGGAGGAAGGCCGCAAGTTCGAGATTCCGGCGGTTGCCCATTCTCACGGACCCAAGCCGCAGGCGCAGCCGCTCCAGATCGTGGACGAGGCGGGGAACGTGCTGGTTGACCTCGGGGCGAAGGATGCCCCACGCACCATCGGCGGGCAGACGTTGCAAGACCTGAAGATGGGGATGGACGCGCTGCTGAAAGACCCGACCTCCGGCATTGCCGGGAAGCAGGCGTCGGCCGTCCGTGACACCCGCGAGGCGCTGGTCCAGTGGATGGAGTCTCGCATTCCAGAGTTCAAGGCGGCGCGTGAAGGCTGGGCGGCCGGCAAGAAGCCATTGAACCAGATGGACGTAGGCCAGCGGCTCGTAGACAAGACGACCGGCGCGATCCGCGACCACCTGAACGGCCCGGACCCGCAACTGCGCCTGATGGCAAACAAGTTCGCCACGGCGCTGGATGACGAGCAAACGCTGGTTCGCAAGGCTACCGGGTTCAACGGGGTCAACGCCTTGTCGGATGTGATGACGCCGGAGCAGATGGCGACGCTGAACGCGGTACGCGGCGAGCTTGAGCTTTCGGCGAACCTGGCGAACGCTGCCAACGGCCCAGGCTCGCAGACGGCCAAATCTCTGGCGTCCGCGAACCTGCTGCGGCGCGTGCTCGGCCCTACGGGGATGCCTCAGAGCTGGTCGGACAGCGCGATCCTGCAAGGGCTGGCGCGTCCGTTCCAGTTCGCCATGAAGACGGCGGAACCGAAGATCCAAAACCGGCTGGCCGAAATCCTGATGGACCCGCAACAGGCGGCGGCGGTCATGGAGCTGGCGCGGGCGCTGCCTCTGAGTTCGCGCATCGGGGCCGGCGTTGAGCCGTTCCTGCCGCAGATCGGACTGAACCCGCTAATGGCGGCGACGGCCAATCGGCCTCAGTAGCAGCGCTTTGAGCCAGCCGTTTGGGAGCAGCTTCCAAACGAGATAGTGAACCAGCCAGACGAAAGCCAAAAAAGCCGCGACCAAGAACGGCTTGAGGATCAGCGCAAGTAGCCAATTCGGCATCCCTCGATTTTAGCCCGCACGGAGCGATCCCTGCGGGCTTTGTCTTTCCACCTCCCAGCTAAAGGAACAGCACCATGACCGACAAAATCAGAATGGACGACAGCGCCCCGATTCGCCTGCGCGACATGGGCGACGGCACGTTTGCGGAGGTGGTTGCAGGAGCCGCCTACACCTCCGAGGTCACGATCACTCGGCCGTCCAACACCACCGCCTATACCGCAGGCGACGTGATCGGCGTTGCTGACGCCGGCACTCCGGCAAACGCCGGCAGCGCCATTCATGAGCTTGCCAACATCGGCCCGGCGGGCGGCTGGATCATGATTACCGCCGCCGACTTGATGGTCTATGTAACGGGCGTTCCGGCCGGCATGACCAGTTTCCGGCTGCACCTGTACAGCGCTTCGCCCACGGCCATCCTGGACAACGCCGCATGGGACCTGCCGGCAGGAGATCGCGCCGGCTATCTCGGATACATCGACCTCGGAAGCCCGGCGGATGTTGGCTCGACCCTCTATGTGCAGGCCGAGCAGATCAACAAGCAGGTCAAGCTCGCCGCCGGGTCCACTTCGCTCTATGCGGAATTGGTGAGTAACGGGGGGTTCACCCCGGCCAGCGGCGCCGTCAAGAAGCTTCGCGCCAGTGCAGTCGCGCTCTGATGCCGTCCGACCAGCACCAGCTCTACGGCGCAATCTACATCGAACAACTCCCAAAGCCAGCCTACGTCAATCCGGGCGACATCCCGCAAGGCGTGCTGCTTGAGGACGAGAACGGCAATCCGCTGCAAGACGAGAACGGCGAGAACCTGAGGGCCTGACATGGCGCGAGTACCGAACATCAGCACCGCCACCCCCACATCCTCATCTACGGTCTTGGGAGAGACGGCAGGGGTAGTGCGGCGGTTTGCGGTGGGCGATCTTGGATTGCGCCGCACCGGCACGACCGCGAGCCGCCCGGCACTCACTGCGGCAGACAACGGGACGATGTATCTCGACACCACGCTTGCAAAGCCGGTTTGGTATCTGCACCCGAATTGGGTAGACGCCACTGGCGCGAGCGTTTAAAGGAAACAACCATGACGACACACAAGGGGGCGATGTGAGAACCGCTGTTCGCATTCTGCTGCTCCTAGCAAGCAGATTCCGCACGCCCGGCCTAGGTGATTACCTGCTGGACGAATCACGCAACTACCTGACAGATGAGTTGGGCAACAAACTTACAGGGTGATAAATCATGGCTGATGTCGCTGTTCCTTCCATTGCAACCGCCACCCCGGCGGCAACTGATACCGTCCTTGGCGTCAAAGCTGGGGCAGTAAAGCGTTTCTCCGCGCAGGAACTCGTAAACGCTGCGGTGGCCGCAGTCACTCCGGCTGGAGGGACGTTGGCTGTCACTGGTGCTCTGAGCACGACGGGGAATATCACGCAGACTGGCACCAACGCCATCTACAACGCAAACGGCACGACTGGATGGGGTGGGTATTCCGTAACACGTTCCGGCACCGGGACGGGTGGAATGCTGATTGGTGTTGATGATGGCTCTACATTTGGTGGCGCGGCTGGTACGTCCGTTATTCGCTACGACAACACATTCGATATCCGTCGGGCGTCTAACTTAATCGCCACCCTCGACGCCTCCGGCAACCTCGGCCTGGGGGTGACGCCGAGTGCGTGGAGCTTGGGTAAAGCACTCCAGTTGAACAACGCAAACGCGACGCTGTGGGGCGCCGGAAACGGCGTCTACTTGATGCGAGGCACCAACTACAACGGCGGCTACAAGTACACAGACACAGGCGTACCGGCACGGATGCTGTCCGTTGATGATTCCGGCTTCACCTTCAACATCGCCGCCTCCGGCACCGCAGGCAACGCCGTCACCTGGACCACCGCACTGACGCTGGATGTGAACTCCACCCTTTCCGTCGGAGGAGCGACCACCGGTGGAGGCGTCAACGCAATCGCCATGTTCAACGGCGTGGCTCCTGGCGGGAGCATCGCTGGCGGGACGCTATGGGTAGAGGGGGGCGCCCTGAAGTATCGCGGCTCGTCGGGCACCGTCACCACCATCGCAGCAGCCTGACGCCATGACCCTCATCCTCACCATCCTCGCCGCCCTGCTGCTGGTCATCGACTGGAGGCAGACCCTGTGGATATTCGCCAACCGCTGGCGCGAGTTGAACCCGGTGATCCGCTGGCTGCACGCGCGCTTCGGCAGGGCTGGCATTCACGCCTACTTCGCCGCGTGGGTGGCCGCCGTCATCGCGTCCAGCCTGCACCCGTGGGGCGTGTGCTTCGCTGGCGCCGTGGCCGCCGTGCAGGCCGTCGTCATCGTGCGCAACCACATGCGGGGCATCCGCCCCTTCTAACCAGGAGAACCAACTATGGCCCTCAAGCAACCCCTCGACCTGCCCGGTGGCGTCACCGTGGCCGATGCGTACATCCGCGTCGAGCACGTCACCCTCAACCCCAAGCAGACCGTGGTCGCCACCGTGCGCGCCTACAAGGACGCCGCCGCCGCATCCGAGCGCAATGCGCTGGCCTGGACGCAGGCGTACTCGTTCGCCTGGCCGGTCGATGCCGCAGGCGCTCCGGTGCTGGTCGAGAACGCCCAGGCGTTCGCCTACATCGAACTGAAGAAGCTCGAGGCGTTCGCTACTGCCCTGGACGCATAAAGATGAATCAGCCGCAAATCACTATAACCCTTCAGCCGGCCGCGTTTGATCTTGTGATGGAAGGTCTATCCATGCTGCCGCTCGGACGCGCAAAACCACTGTACGAGGCGTTGGAAGCAGAAGCGCGAAAGCAGATTGCCGCCTTCGCAGAGCAGCAAAAGCCAAAGCGCAAGCCGCGCAGCAAGCCAGCCTGACCGCCCTAGGGCGGTTTTTTCATGCCTGAAAGGGGCGCAAGCATGACGACAGCCGAGACAGCGACGTTCGCCTCAAAGGCGGCATCAGCGGCGCAATACGGCGGCCCAGCGATCACGATCGGTTCGGCCACAAAACAGTATTTCGGCTATTCGCTCGATGAGTGGTCGCTGATCGGAATCTTCGTTGGCATCGTGGTGGGCGTTGTCGGCCTGATCTCCAGTCAGGCGATGAACTTCTACTTCAAGCACCAGCACTTGCAGATCGCGCGGCAGAAGTCGCGGGCTGACGAGAATGAGTAGGGTCTACGTTGCGGCGCTGACGCTCTCGGCGTCCGTGCTGGTTGGGCTGGCGGTTTCCGAGGGCTACCGCGACGACGCCTACATCCCCGTCCCGGGCGACGTTCCCACTATCGGCTTTGGCGAGACTTCCGGCGTGAAGATGGGCGACCGCACAACCCCCGTGCGAGCCCTTATCCGCCTTCAGGAGAGCGCCGAGCAGCACGCCCAAGGGGTAAGGCGCTGCGCTCCGGTGCCGATGCTCCAGCGCGAGTTTGATGCCTTCGTCAGCCTTGCGTACAACGTGGGCGTCACGCGGTTCTGCAACTCTTCTATCCCCGGCAAGCTCAATGCCGGCGACTACGAAGCGGCCTGCCGGACCATTCTCGACTTCGACAAGTTCCGCGACCGCACCAAGCCGAAGGTTCTGAACAAGTCCACGGGCGAATGGGAGCACCCGCTGGTGCGCCTTCCCGGCCTGACGAAGCGCCGGCAAGCCGAGTACCGCACTTGCATGGGGCAGTGATCTGCCCGCTCTGTCACGGCCCGCACGACCTGTCGCGGTGCCCACGTTGGAGGCTTAGATGCCATCCCTGCTCAACCCCGGCCTGTGGCTGGCTGCCGGCCTTGCGCTGGCCGTTTCCTTTGGCGCTGGATTCTGGAAAGGCGACACACATGGAAGATCGACCGTTCATGCCGAGTGGACAGCAGCCACGGCGACCGCCAATCAAGAGGCCCACTCTCTGGAGCAGGCTAGGCAAAGGCGCGCTGACGAAGCTGCAAAGCTGGCCCGCTCCCGTGAGGCTGGCATCCGTGCTGCTGCTGATCGTGCTCGCGGCGAGTCTGTCGGCCTGCGGGACGACCTCAGCGCCGCCCGCTATTACGCCAAGAAATCCCGCGATGCCGCCGAGCGTACTGCCACCCTCGCCACCGACCTACTTGGAAGATGCGAAGCGCGATATCTCGGAGTGGCGGAAGCTGCTGCAAGAGCTGATAGCTACGCCCGCGAACTGATCGACGCCTGGCCTAGATAACTCACCGGAGACAACCATGAAGCGCATCGTCCTTTGCGCAGGCGCAGCCCTGCTCGCTTTCTCGGCGACGGCCGATTCCGCCATCTTCCGCGCCGGGGCTGACTCGGTGGAGATTACGGAGGAACCCTGTCATGCCGCAGTCGTTGCGCTGATCCCGGCTGAAGTGGTGCAGCACTTCCGGGCGGCCAATGCGGTGATCGGCGGAAAGCTGATTCAGGCTTGTTGGGCGCTGCGGGCTGACGGGATGGTTGTCATAGCTTACAGCGACGGAGACACCGGGCTACTGCCTGCCGGCGCATTCCAGAAGACAAGGCAGCTCTGATGACGACGATTGCCGCCGCGCCGCGTTTCCCGCAGCCAGACCGCCTTCCCCCCGTCCCGGATCGCCCATGACCAAGAAGCCACCCGCCAACCCTGTCACGCCCGACGATGCCGCGTTCTTCGCTCGTTGTGTCGGCAGATGGCAGTCGGTACTCGGGATGAAGGATTGGCGAATTGCCGTATCCGACAGGCGCAGCCCCCGCAAGGTCATGGCCGAAGTGGCGAAGTTCGACCTAGAGCAGCGGGCGGCCTCAATCCGGCTGGGCAAGGACTGGTCCGGCGAAGTGGTAACGCCCGAAATGCTGGACAAGACGGCGCTGCATGAAGTGCTGCATGTGTTCCTGCATGAACTGATCGAGACAGCGCGGGCGAACCACGACGAGGACGCCATAGGAAGCGCCGAGCACCGAATCATCAACATCATGGAAGTGCTGCTTCCGATGCTGTCGGGGGCGAAATGATGGACGCCCAACTGCGCTCATGGGCGACCATCCGGCAGTTGGAATACCTCGACGCCGTTGAGCAGCACGGCTCGGAAACCAAGGCGGCCAAGGCGCTCGGCATTCATCAGCGCACGTTGCAAAGGTCGCTTCGCAGTCTGGAGGCGCGGGCGGCGCAGAAAAGCGCATCCCAGCATCAGGACGTAAACCGCATCCCGGACGGGTTCGCCATCACAGGAGCGTCAACCCTCACAAAGACCAGCGACGGCCTGCAATGGATCAAGACGGCTGCGGACAAGGAGCGGCAAGGCGAACTGCTGCGGGAGTTCGCGGAAGCGCTGAAAGAGGAAATTCCGCGCCTTACCGCACTGCCGGATGCGGTCACAAGCAGCAACGCCAGCCTGTGCAACTGCTACGTCATAACCGACTACCACCTGAACGCTCTAAGTTGGCATGAAGAAACCGGGGCGAATTGGAACGTAGACATTGCCGAGCGGACGTTGGTCGAGTGGTTCGCGCAGGCGATTGCCATGTCTCCGAACGCCGAGACTGCCGTCCTGGCGCAGCTCTCAGACCTGCTTCATTCGGATGGTCTGGAGCCGCTGACGCCCGCCTCAAAGCATGTTCTCGATGTGGACACGCGCTTTCAAAAGGTTGTCCGAATCGTTATTCGCGTGCTGCGGCAAGTCATCGACATGCTGCTGGCGAAGCACAAGCGGGTGCATATCCTGATGGCCGACGCGAACCACGATCCAGTGTCGCAAATCTGGTTGCGTGAGTGGCTGTCCGTCCTCTACGAAAACGAGCCGCGCGTCACGGTGGACCGCACGCCGTCACCGTACAACGTCTATGAGTTCGGCAAGGTGGCGCTGTTCTTCCATCACGGACACAAGCGCAAGGTGTCCAACGTGTCGGAGGTGTTCGCCGCCAAATTCCGCGAGGTGTTCGGCCGCACGAAGTTCGCCTATGCCCACATGGGGCACCTTCACCATCTGGACGTGAAGGAGAACCCGCTGATGATCGTGGAGCAGCATCGGACGCTGACGGCACCCGACGCCTACGCCTCTCGCGGCGGGTACATCTCCGGCCGGGACGCCCAGTGCATCACTTATCACCGAGAGTATGGCGAGGTTTCCAGAGTAAAGGTGAGCTACGAAATGCTGCGCGAAACGGCTGAGGCGTGACCTGGCTCTCCGTCTTCGCTGCCCTGTTCGCCGCTGATTTTGCATGGTCCGTCTGCGTCCGCAAAGTGCGCGACGACGCTCCCATTGCTGCCGGTCTGTGGGCGGTGGCGATCTTCATTCCAACGGCGGCGGGCGTCATCTCGTACACCACTGATCCGTGGCTGCTGGTGCCGGCAACAGTCGGGACGTTCCTTGGTACGGCTGCCGGAGTGCGCTGGGGCGTACCCAAATAGGGCTCTCGGGACACCCATTTTGGGGGTGTTCCGATTCAGCGTCACTTGTTCGGAATGTCCGAAATACTGCAACATTTTCGGATAGATAAGCCACGAATCATGATGTGTTTTTTGGAGTGAAACGCGGGAGGACGCATGGACGGACTGCAACGGAGTAGAGAGCTGATCGCTACGCGCGAGGCGCTGGCCAACCCGATCCGCAGGCATGAGCCAGATGGCGTTGTCAGCCCGGCGCTTGAAGCGCAAATTGCTCCGAATGAAGCGAAACACGCTTCACGGGTGAGCGTGCTTACCGAGGCGCAGGGGCTTGTCCACGGCGACCGGAACGCGAGCTACGGGCATCCGCTGGACGATTGGCAACGAACCGCAGGCATGGTGTCGGCCATGCTCGGCCACAAGCTGCGCGAGCCGCTGACGGCAGAAGAGTGCGCCATGATCCTGTGTTGCGTGAAGCTCTCGCGCCAGCAGAATGCTCCGCGCAGGGACAATCTTGTGGACCTTGCTGGATACGCAGAGTGCGTGCAATGGATGCTGGACGAGCGGGAGCGCCGGGGATGAAGCTGTACCTCGCCGGCCCTATGTCTGGCCTGCCGGACTGGAACTATCCCGCCTTTCACGCGGCTGCGACGGAACTTCGCGCCACAGGGCATGAGGTGGTCAATCCCGCAGAGGTGAACCCGGACACCACAACGCCGTGGGCGACTTGCCTGCGCCAGTGCCTGATCGAGCTTGCCCGATGCGAAGGAATCGCCATGCTTCCTGGCTGGGATCGGTCCAAGGGCGCACGGCTAGAGCATCATGTGGCTACTGAGCTGGGGATGCCGGCGATCTATCTCTAGAAGCCGGGATACGCGGCGGCGTGCCTCTTGGCGTCGTACTCGCTGCGCCGCATCTCGCTCCTGCGGCGGCTCCACTCTCCGTGACTCATTTGCGGCCCGCGTGGATCGCGCACCGCAGCAGGCTCATAGTACGAGCTACCGACCGGCTCTAGCGTGTCGGCGCGTACCCTGAAGCACGTCAAGTCCTCGCAGACGACTTCAATCAGACCTTCCATCACTTCCTCCTGTTCCCCGCTCGGCCCTTGTGGCTGGGCGGGGCGTTTCTCATTCCTGCCGGTGTATCCGATGGGATACGGCTCTGATGGCAGCGGCGACCTCCGAGCCAACGCGGCACTTGTGAGCGCAGTCAAGGCCATCAGCTATCTGCGCTGCTGCCTCCATGCCAGCACGGAAACCCTCTGCGTAGAAAGCTTGCATCTGAGAAGCGGTGTAGTAAGCCGCGTTGGCGCTGTGCAGTCCGCGCACCTCGGAATCCCACACCTCCACGTTCATCTGCGATGGCGGCAGTTCTGGCAGGTTCATCTTATCTGTCCTCCCGCTCCGGCTGCGCTGCTACAGGGGGAGGGGGTAGTGGCATCCAATGCGTGATGTAGCCGGGGCAGTCTCCGTCTACGATTTCGATGCTGCAATCCCACGTTCCGTCGTTCCAAAACTCGCCTATGCCGACATTGCCGAACTTGTCGGCGACCAGCACCGTGCCTGAAGCCGGCCCGTCAGTCTGCGGCAGTCGCTCCGTGGCGCTTATCCATCCGCTCATCTCAATCCTTTCGCGCCTTAGCGCTGGTCAACTCGCTATCCGATCCGCGCAACACGAAAGCCTCGATTGCGCAGCCTGTGCCACTTCTGTCCGTATTGGCCTGCCGCGTACTTGCGCAGCCACGCCCGCGCGTTGCTTGACTCTTTCGGGCCGTCCGGTGCTCTGAGCACGCGCAAGACCTCGCCGGCAGGGGAGCGAAGCGCGATGCGCTGTAGGTTGTCAGGCGTCATCTCACTTGATGAACCGCCGAAAGTCGGCGGCGTGCGTATAGAAAGCCGCGCCAGTGACGAGAAAGATGGCGGCGTTAACCCATTCCTGCCGATACAGGGCCGCTGCCAGAAACACGAGGCAGAGCACAAAAAAGAACCATGACAGGACAAGCATGATCCTGTTAAACATCGCCGCCTCCGGTTCGCCAGTACCGCACATCTTTCTCTAGCGGCGCGTCGAGCGGGCGGTCTTCGTCGGAATACACCACTTCGTCATAGTCGGCCAGCATCACGGACCCGCCGCGAGCCGCCCAAACGTGGCGAACGTCAGTCCTCGCACCGCCGTCCCACACGCACATGACTGGCGCGTCCTGCGGCATTTCGCGCAGCCGGGCGACCAGTTCAGACACCTTCATTGCTCTCACCTTTCTTCGGCGTCTTCACCCAGCCCGCTGCGATCAGCGCCGAATGCGGAACGCGCGTTTCGATGTTCGTAATGCCGTCGTCAATCTCGACGCGCAAAAAGCCGTCGTCGTCACCAATGCCTTCGCATTGCGCGTAGTAGGTTTGAATGGAATAGCCCTCAACCGTGCCGTCTTCGCGCACGCCCTTGAGGAAAGTTGCGTTGTCGATGTCCATAGTTTCGCCTTTCGCCTTGTATCTGGTATTCCTAAGATGCTTCTTGGTGGATGTTTGAGCAAAGCGTCGCTTTACCGTAACGAAACGGGTCCGCGTCCGCTTTGATGCTTCCCGGAGCCATGCCGTCGCATCGCGTTCTCCAGACTATCAACGGCCTTTCGACCGCACCACCGGGCTCTAGAGATTCGCCCACCCTGTCCGCTCTGGCTCGCTCGTGTAACGGACTTCGATCCGCGCTGACCCACCGACGTACCGCAACCAGCGTGGCAATCCGGGATTTCCCTGATTGCACCGCTGAGCTTATCCCCATGCTGTATGCACATACAATACCGCTCGTCGGGCCAGCGCTACCGTTTGTCGGATGAGCTATGGCATACCGCTCCGGCGTCTGGTATTCGCGCGCGGGAGAATCGCCACTTGCCCACCTCGTTGCGCTCTAGGTAGCCGCGCCTCACAAGGCCCATGATGTGAGTCTGTGCGGCGTTCCACGATGCCCAGCCGAAGTGCGCCGCAATCGCTTGGATCGGCGGAAGTTGGTCGTTCTGAGCGTGGAAGTCCCGCAGGTAGTCCAGCACTCGGCGCTGGCCGGGTGTGATGGGCCTCATATCGCATCTCCGGAGGTTGGGGATTTTTGGCACAGAGCAGGCGAAAACCGCCGTTTCAAGCCAACAGTGCGAAGGGCGCACAGAGGGAAAGCACACCGCGCACTGATCGCGTACCGTGCTTTTAATCCGTTGGTCACAAGTTCGAATCTTGTACGTCCTACCATTCGGGAAAGCGCGGTTTTCATGCTGCTTTCGCCTTTGGACCGGGTTGGACTTTTCTAGCCCCAATCTTGCCCACCGCAGCCCGCAGCTTGTCCTGCGCCAAGTGGGCGTAACGGGCGGTGCTCACGGCGCTCTTGTGGCCCAGCACCCCGCCGATGGTGAACAGGTCCACCCCTGCATTTACCATCTCAGAGGCCGCAGAATGGCGTAGATCGTGCAGGCGGGCATGTCCGAGCCCTACCCCACGGGCAGCGGCTTTGAACGCCTTGGAGACGGTCCAGATCGTCACGGGCGGCGGCCATGCGCCGCGCGTCAGGTGAGCGACCCGGCCATGAACCGGCACCTTGCGAGGGAGCCCGTTCTTTGAGTCGGGGATGGACAGGGATTCGCCGTCCACAGCGGAGGCGAGGATTTCCCCGGCCCGCATCCCGGTATAGAAGGCAACGCGGACCACATCGCGCGACCAGCTCAATCCCATGGCGCGGGCGATCCGCAGCATGTCGGCGCGGCCTAGGTACACATGGCGGGCATTCTTGACCGTGGGCAGGACCATCCGCTCGGCGGGGTCGTGCTCACCCATGTCGTGATGCTTCCAAGCCCAGCGACAGGCCGCGCGCAGGTAGGCTAGGCGGTTCCTGATAGTGCCCTTACTGAGCGGCTTGCCGTCTTCCTTCGCGGCTTCGGCTGCGTACTCGCGGGCAACGTCCGCAAGTTCCGGGAAGGTGCGCCCGACAATCCAGCCGTACAGGTGCAGGAATGCGCCCTCGATGTCCTCGCGGTTCTTCAGGACTGGCGCGCGGTGCTTGAGGTAGAGCGTCACGGCGTCATCAATCAGGGGTTGCTCTCGCTGTACGCCAGTTTCAACGGCATAGCGGCGGGCGGTTTCCCGGTTGTCATACGCCTCGGCTTGGGCTCGCGTCCAGCCTTTCGGAAGTAGCTTGTTAGCGCGCTTTCTTCCAGTTCCCGGAATTTCACGGTCGAACTGGTAGAGCCAGCGGCCCGAGTGGTGGCGGGTAATCGGCATGATTGCTTGTAGGCTTCAACGTCGGCGGGGTCAAATCGTACCGCCGAGCCGAAGCGGTGACAGGCAATCGCCCCGGACTCTGCTAGGGCGTACACCTTGCGGGCACTGATGCCCAGCAACGCGGCGGCTTCGCAGGCTTTCAGCATCACCGCTCCAGTTCTGCGAGAGCAAGCCGAAGGGCGTCGTCTGCTTCGTCGCACGCGACAACCTCGTTCCCGGAGAACTCGCCTACTGGCTTGTTCGCCAGCGTGTCGTAAGCCTGTACCTGCCGCTGCGCTGCTTTTAGTGCTGCGATGATCTTGAGCACGGTCTGCGGATCGAGCGCCGCCATGTGATTGGCGTCGGCTGCGTCGATGGCCTCAACGTCCGTGTACTCCCCGAAATCCATCTTCCCAGCCTCCACAAGCTCATCCGACGAATACCACGCCTGCTTTCCGATGGTGTCGGACCACTTCTGCGCTTCCCGCGCCAGTGCTTCAAGTCTGTCAAGCATCGCGCGGCTCCTGTGGAACGGCGGCGATCATGGCGCGATACACGGCGCCAGCCTGCGCGGTGTATTTGTCGCCCAGCGGTCCTGCCGTGAGGACGCGGCCGCCGGAGACCAGCATCGCTTCGGTCGCCTCCACCGGGACCAGCGCCCACCCTCCCGGCGCTGCCAGCGCTTGTGTGGCTGCGCACCCGGCCCATCCGAGCCACATCGCCCTAGTGTCGGGAAAGATGTAGAGCCCATCCCGGCCGCGTGTTAGCGCTATGTCCTCGAAGCCTTGCCGACGCGCGAATGCCTCGAAAGCCTCGCGCGCCTGCGTCAGTCGGTCAACGTCCATCAGGTGTTCTCCTTGATCGTCAGGCCCCACTTGCGGGCGCAGGCGCGTTGTGCGAACTTCGCGCCACCCAGGAATGCCGAGAGGGCAATCGCGGTAGCGTTGCTGCCAGTGAATGAGCGCTCGAACGCTTTGGCAACGTCGGCCGACGTCAGCGGCTCTACTACCTGTCCCTTCGGATCGGGCACCACGCGCAACCCACATCCGCCTTTTCGCCCGTCATACTGCGCCGTGAACAGCAGATCGGTGTCAGGAACCTCCTTGCGGCACTCGGGGCAGTACCAGCGGCGAGGCTCCACTACCTGCACCACAGGAGCGGTGGCCAGCATCTGTGCGAGAAGGGCGCGACCGGCAGCGATGGCGTCTGGCACAACGCCCTCCGGAGCCTCGTATGACTCAAGTCTGCCTAGCGCCTCCACCAGCGCCTGCACGGTTTCGATGGGGGTCATGTCGCGCTCCGTTCGATGCAGCGCAAGCGGACGCGCCTGTCAGTTTCCTCAAGCACCTTCTGCACCCGCTGGCACTCGGCCAGCGTCCAGAAGCGGTCCACCACAGAGGGGAGAACGCCGCCACCAACACCGCCGCTGGTGAAAAAGGCAACCAGAATCCAAATCGTTGCGTTCATGCTCTCTGCTCCTGGAGTGCTTCGTTGATGGCGGCGATGGCCTGCATGATGCCGCTGCACACGCGATTGCTGGGTTGGGGCATGTTGCAGAACCGGCCGCGCTCAGCCTCATCCCATGACTTTCGCCCGCAGACATCGCAACGACAAGCCGGCGGCGCATCCTCGCGCAAGTGGGGCGGCAGCAGCGGATCGGCAGCGGGTGACGGGGGAACCGGCACGCTATCAACTGGTTTCTTTGTCATTTCAATCCTCATCCGCAGTGTTGTAACGAGGTAGTGTCTCGGCGTGCGCGCTTCCGGTGCGTCTTTGGATGCGGCGTTTTCTTAGCAAGCGCGCGAGCGACCTTCTCCATTTCGGCGCACACCATTAGCCGGTGGTTTCGCGCATCCTCTTCGGTATCAAAGATGCCAATGTGAATGCTTGTGTCGCCTACCTTTACTTGCGCCTGATAGCCGCCCCACTTGTACGGACCCACGTATGGGTAGACGCGGTTCCTGGAGCAATTCTGGAGATTCTCGGCAGGCGTGACCTCCCGAAGATTTTCAATGCGGTTGTCGCTGCGAACGCGGTTAATGTGGTCCAGGTACTGCTTAGGCCAACGCCCGTAATGCAGCACCCAGACGACCCGATGTGCGGCCATGCTGATCGCGCGTCCGTTCACTCGCAGACCAACAGTCATATAGCCGCCACTGCCTAGCTTCCCGGCGGGCTTGCCGGCGTGCTTCTTGAGAAACATCAGCCAAACGGCCCGACTCTGGAAATGACTTTCTGGCCGCTCCTTCCAGTAGAGGACTCCATCGCGGCAGTCGAAACACTCGCGCAGGTATTGGGCGCTCGGTCTGCGCGCTACAGTCAGACCATCAGTGCCTGATGTCATTTTGGCTCTCCATCAACCGAGTCCACGCCAGGGGCGGTGTTGAGCTTCGCAGCCGCCGCTTCCGCCTTCTCGCGCGACAGGAACAGGCGCGTGCGGTGCTTCGGCGTCAGCAGCGGCTCCAGGCCATACGGCCATTTCGTGTTCGGGTTCTTCCGCCTGAGAAAATACTGACGGCGACCAGAGTGAGACATTTCCGGCACCGCTTCCCAGGGGCCAATCGGGTGCGTCATTGCTGTCCTCCGCTCGACGCCGGCACGCCATCGGGCGTCTTGCGCACAGCATCGGCCAGCAGCCTGTCGATCCACTTCGCCTCGCTGAGCTGTTCGTCGGTGAGGTGCGCGTACTGTCCGATGCCGAGAACCTTGCGCAGCGACTGGCCTACCGGGCTGCTGCCGCCCTGGTGGTGCCACAGCACGTTGAGCAGCATGGCGCGGCTCTCGCGCGACATCGCCGCGGGCGCACAGTTGCCGAGGCACCGGCCTTCGCGGAAGCAGTCGCCGCCCGTCGCCGTGCAGGTTTCGCGCGGGATGAATGGGTCAGCCATGTTCCGGTCCTTTCACGCCACGGGCGGCTTTCGCCTCGGCGCTCAGGTGCCGCGCTTCCCACACGGCGCAGCGGGCGGATTCGCGGCAGTGCCAGCGAAAGCCCTCCTCAACGATTTCCTTGCCGGTGTAGGGGTTGCGCGCGATCCAACCACCGCCACGCGGGTCGTACTCGACTGTGCGAACTCGGATCATCCCTGCTGTCCTCCGTCAACCGGGTCCACGCCAGCAGGGCGCAGCAGTTTCTCGATGCGCTCGATGGCGATGTAGTGGTCCTGCTTCAGTTCATGAAGGTGCTTTCGTACTTCGTCCAGATCGCCCTGGCTCGGCGCTTGTGACGGCTGCACGCCAGCAATGGGCGCGGCGGCTGCGTCCACGGGCAACGGGTAGACGTCGTGCTCTCCCTCCGGCAAGCCCGGCGCGTAGAGGCGCGAGGCGCCGCAGACGTTCCCGCCCGAGTCGATGAACAGGCGCGCGATGGGCCAGATCGGACCCGGCGCGGCTTCGCGCAAGGCAAGCGCCAGCGCTTCGGCCAGCGGCATGCTTGCCTTCTCGTGCAGTTCAAGGGCGCGCTGCGCCACGCGATCAGCGTCCATTCTTCTGCTCTCCGTCAAGTTCCCGCACGCCAGAATCGTGTTTCATGTCTTCCCCTTCGGTTCGCACCGCCATTCGATGCGGCATGTTGGGCAGGTACTCACCCGTGCGGCAACCTGTGCCTGACATTGCTGCGGCGTTTCATACTTGCCGAAGTAGTAGGTGTGGCCCATGTATGCAGCCAGAAGAAGCCAAGTCATCGCTTGCTCCCATCAGGTAAGTCCACGCCACGGGCGCCTGGCTTGCGCAGCGGGCCATGCACGGCCAGCTTCACGCGGCGCAGCAGGTCGCGGCCGTCGTACATCCCGTCCAGCCATTCGAGCCACAGGGCGCGCAGCTCGTCGCGCTCACGCTCTAACTGGCCCAGCCGGCGCAGCGATTGCGCGTATTGCTCGTCAACGGCCATGGTCCGGTCCTCCCACGCCAGCCGCGCGCAGCTTGGCAAGCTCCAGTTCCAACATGGTTATCCGCTCTTGGAGTTCGTAGGCGGTGACGGGGCCGGCGGCGATCTGCGCCTCCAGTTCTCGGACACGCTTGCGCAGCCGGTTGACTTCATCCACGGCGCGCTTGGCCAAGTCGGCCTGCAAGTCCATCATCTGGCCGTGCCATGCGTCGGCGTCGTCTTGCTTCATTGCGGCTTCCCTCCGTCAGTCGGTGCCGCGCCATGGGGGCGCACTTCCCGAACCCGGCCATTCGATACCGGCACGCCACGGGTGCATGGCTCGTCCTTGAAGTAGGCGCGGCATTCGATGCACGCGCAGTGGCGGCTGGATCGGCCGAGCCTCGCACGCGGCGGCCTGGCTCTCGGTGTCGTAAACGGTGCCACAGGTCGCACACTGGTAACGGGTGATGTGGAGTTCGTTCGTCATTTCTGCTCCTGTGTCGGCTCTATCGGCTTCACTGGAAAAGGCCAGTACGGCTTGACCGGCTCGGGGGGAGGGGGGAGTGCCGCCTCGCGCAGCGCAAGCCAGGCGCGCACACCTTCTGCGCTGGTTCTGGCCGGCACCCCCATGTGACGCAGCCCGGTACGCACCGCTTTGCGCGAGCGTCCGAGCGCTTGGGCTATGGATGGCGTGCCATATCCCTGCTCGTACAGTTGCACCGCCTTGACGGCTTCGGGCATGAGTAGGACGGAGGCGGGCATCAGGCGGCGATCCTTTCGCTGATGGTTTTCACGGTCTTGTCTACCAGTTCGAGGAAAACAGCGCGGCGCTCGTTGAGCATCTTGATTTCCTGCTCGCAGTCTTCCCGGTGCAGCCGGTAGACGCAAAGCTGAGACTCGCGCGGGAAGTCGCTGCAATAGCTCACGAAGTCAACCCACTCCCGGCCGGTGCAGTCCAGATGCCCGATAAGCTGCCACTTGTAGGCCGGGTCGTATCCGCCGCGCTGCATGTTCGCGTAGTGGGTTGAGGCGATCACGGACTTGATTTCGATCACGCCGGAATCCCCGACCCGTCCGTCCGGTGAATCCCCGTGCGTCACGCAGTCGAAGAACCCGCCGTTGAGCACATCGCAGAAGTGCTCTTCCGCGTACAGCATCTTTGCGACCGGCTCCTGTTCGTGTCCGCGCTCGGTGTGCTCGTTGGAAAAGCTGTGCTCGGCCTTCTTGCCGGTCAACCGCTCCAGAGCGATCCGCAGCGCCTCACGCTTGGCCGGGTCGCCAAAGTCTTTGCCAAGGTTCGCCATGAACGTCCCGAACATGGAGCACGTAGGCTTGCCGAGGCGAAGCTCCATCCATTCGTCGCTGTTCTGCGGAACGTCGTAGAACTTAGGCGGCGGCAGCTTCATTGCATTCCGCCTTCAGTTGCTGCTGGTGCTCGGCCGACATATCCACGCGGGACAGCACCCCGTCAAGGTTGCCGTCGCGTTTGTATGCTGCCTTGGCGTTCTCCCACGCCTTCACCATCGTCGGCGTGAGCGTCTTCTTTACCGCTTCCGGCGCGTGCGGGCTGATGCGCAACCCCTCGACGGTTTCCTTGCCGAACCGCACCGAGCCGTCAACGTAGATCGTGATGCGGACGTTGTTCCAGTCATCGATGAAGGCCGAGCCGGTCAGCCCCTTCATGGTCTTGCTGTTCGTGGCGTTGAGGATCATCGGCTTCAGTTGCTCGCCGGGCCGGATTTCCCTTTCCACGAAATACGCCGTGTTGAACAGGTCTTTCGTCTTCTTCGTGCGGTCGATTTCCAGCCGGACGCACTTGACGGTCAGGACCGTGGGCTCAACGATGTCGGCGCTGGACAGGTAGGGGCTGTCAAAGGCTTTCCGGTAATGTGTCTTGTCGGTGGCGGTCATGTGGTTCTCCGGTCAGGTGTTGCCCAGCGCGCGTTCCTCGCGCAGCATGTCGGCGTGCTCTGTCATCTGGTATGCGCGGTCGTCGCGATACCACTCGAGGCAGGCGTCACCAATCTCAAAGAGTTGGTCCTCGTTGAATACGTCGATGATTTCGACGGCCCCGGCCTTGACGCTGGCAAGCTCGGCCATTTCCGGCTCTGGCGGCGTTTCTCGCGTGCCGCCACAGCCTGCGTAGTACGAGAACTCGCAGACGAGCGGAACGCCCTTGTAGTCAATGGTGGCGCGCATCACAGCTCCTGCACGTATTCGATGGCCGACAGCTCCGCGATACGCGCCTGAATCTCGGTCACGCTCTTGGCGAACTCGGCGCGCAGCGCACGCTCCTTCTCGCGCAGCTTGGCGATCTTCTGCGGGCGCGGGTCGAAGTTGTCGGGTATCTCGACCTCCACATCGGCCTGGCAAATGGCGGTGTAGTAGTTGTCGGTCATGTCGCAGCCGAAGAGGCGATATTCCTTCTTGCCGTCGCCCCAATCGACTTCGTGAACAAGTCCGGAAATAGTGACTTTCATGTGTCTCTCCTTAAAAGCTAGCCGCGACAACCAGCCTCGGCCAGAGGTAATCGATCAGTTCCGCGATCTGCGGGCCAAAGCTCATTGCCGCCACGGCTCCGAAGGCGACGGCAACAGCGATCCAGATCACCAGCAGTTGCCAGTCGAAAGGCTCGCGGCCGGCGATGGGGAGGGCGCGGCGCTGCGGGCAATCGCGGCCTTCATTGCAGTTGTGGTTGCAGCATTCGGTCATAGCTGGCTCCTAGTAGGGGTAGCTTTCGGGCCGCGAGTCGTTGTAGCCGGCCCAGAATTCTTTGAGTTCTTCCGAGTAGTTGAAGCCGTCGATGGCCGGCACCGGGATGCCCTTCTGGCGCAACGCCGCGAGGATGCAAGTCGGGCAGTTGTCGATCAGCTCGCGCAGCTTCGGCAGGGCCGCGCCGACAGCGCTGTTCAGCGCCTCGTCGTCCGGCGCGTCGTAGGCGTCGTAGCCGAACTCGCCGGGCTCGGCCGGGTGGTGGATGACGAACTGCGCCGGGTCCGGCAGCAGCGCCAGCAGATTGGCCATCGGGACCGTCTTGTTGCCCAGCTTCGCGCAGTGCTTGCACACGCGATCCGGGTTGAGCGTGCAGCCGCTTTCGTGCCGCTTCATGTGGTGGCCGGAGTTGCCCGCCTTCGGGCAGAATTCGCAGTAGTAGCGCCAGCGCTTGACGGCTCTCATGAAAGCCTCCGGTGAGGACGGGAAGGGGAGCGCAGCTCTGCGCGACGAATGGCGGCATGGCCCCAATACGGCGCGGCCGGGTGAAGGCTCATGCGCTGCTCCTTGGATGGCTGAAACGAGAATCCATCGGAGTCGAAAGGGCGAGTTCGTGGCTCCATCCGGCCCTTACGCGGCGCCACAACGTCGTGTAGTTCAGCCCAACCCGTTTCGCCCACTGGGCCACCGTAAGGCGCTCTCCATTGAATTCGAGCCAAACGCTTACGCGGCGGTTTGCGTTCTGCTGCTCCCGCGTCGCCCATATGCAGTTCCCGGGCTCGTAATCCCCGTCGTTGTTGATGCGGTCGAGCGACGTCTCGGCCGGGCGCTCGCCCATATCGGCCAGGAAGTTTTCAAACGACTCCCATCGTTCGCACACCTTGATGCCGCGACCGCCGTACCTTGGGTATGCCTTGATGTATTCCTGTTGGCAGCGCTGTCGCATCGAAAGCCACGTCTTCCATGTTGGAGTCATGGTCATCCCGTGGACTGGGGGCCGCCCGATGCGAGCGCCGGTCTTCGTTGTTGCGCTCATCGCGCACTCCTTTCAAGTCGGTTGATCTCCATGACGATCTCCGGCAAATCCGGATGGCAGGGGTCCGTGCGCTGCAAGTTGTCGCGGGCAGCGCGGTAGTAAGCCAGTCGCCACAGGTCCAGCACCGGGCGCAATCCGGAGAGATCAACGCGAATCATTCGCCCCACCTGTCAGCCAAATACTCATCCCGATCCCGCTCGGCCTGCTTGCGGTCAAACGGGAATCCGTCCTCATCGACTTCGCCGAAACCTGCGCAGAACACGCACTGACTGCCGTCCTTCGCAGAGCGTCTAGAACCGCCGCATTCGGCGCACTCGCTGATGCCGGCATCGGGAGGCGTCATAGCGTCATAGCGGGCCTGCGCTGAGCGCATCGCAGCAGCAGCGCGAAGAGAGTGCAGGCTCATGGCTTGGGCTCCTTCAACAGCGTCTGCACAGCCTTTGCGAGTTGCGGGCCGAACGCATTCGTCAGCCAATGCCTGTACGCCGCCCGCTCGGTGCGAAAGCCGCACGTCATGATGTTGGGCGTGTCCTTCGATTGGTAGGCGATGCCGCCGCCCCACTGTTTGGCATCGCACGGGACAAGCGAGATACCCGCCTTCTTTGCGAACTGTTCGAGCGTCATGGCTTGGGCTCCTGCATGGCGGCGTCCGGCGTCCAGTTGGACGGCCACACTGGTTCGTTCTCGCGGTCGAACGGATTGCACATTGGGCACGGCATCCCGGGTCCACCGCAGCATTGATTGCCGTCCGGGTCCCACGGCCGGTGTTCGTGGCTCTCACAAACCCAGCGCAGGTCTTGGCAGTTGAGGCACGTGTAGATGGGCGCGTTCATTTCAGTTCCTCGCTAATGGCGTCGCTGGCGGCCATGATTTCCTTCATGGCTGGGTGTTCGATGTACCAGTCGCGCATCTCGCTCTGCGCCGTCCGCAGCGCCTCGCCCGCCTGCCGAAGCAGCGCGATCAGCGCACCCTCCCGCGCTGTGACCTCTTCGTCGCCAGCCGGGGTCAAATGGACGGAATCCGGCTGTTGGCAGGTCGGACAGGAGTTGTCCTCTGGCACCGGCAGGCCGCAAGCGGTACACGGCGACTGCTGCTCGACTGACGCAAGGGCGCGGTCGGCTTTAGCCTCGGCGTCCCATACCGCTTGATCTGCGGCCATGATCCGGCTGAAACCAGCCTGGGATGTGACGGCGGCATACCGGAAGTTCATCGCGTTGCGCAGTTCCCGCAGCGCTTCTACCAGCACTCTCTGTGTATCGCGCAAGCGAGAGAGAGCAGCGGCGTGCCACTTGTCTTCTGCATCGGCTGTAGCTTTGGCGAGTCCGTGTGCATCGGAGTAGTGCCCGCCGTCGCCGTGGATCGTGGCGAGCAGTTCCTCAAGCAAGTCCTCCGGAGAGAGCTTCGACAGGAATGCGAGGCGGTCAAGGCCGGTTCCGACGTTGACGCTTGCCTCAGGACAGCGAGAGCACCGCAAGCCGACAGGCACCTCTGCGCACGCGGCGTCGTGGTCTGGACAAACGTGTACAGCGCTCATGCCGTTGCTCCTTCAGTTGCTATCGCGCGGCGACGCAGCGCCATCTCACGATTGGTAGCGGACCCGCCGAACCCGTCCTGCGGAAAAATCGCTTCGTGGCAATGGGGGCAGGTTGGCACCATCGAGCGGGAGCGCCACGCCCGTTCCACCTTCTGCGCGGCCAGCAGGCTGATGTCCTTGGCCTTGGCTTCTTCAAGGCGCTGGTGGCCTTGCAACACCTTGTCAAACGCCTTGCCGTAGCGCTCTGCCAGCATCGTCAGCGCCCAATACGCAGACAGCGTTTTCTTGCAGTCGTCGCATTCAACGACGCCGCCGTTTTCATCCAGCGTCAGGTGCAGGTGCTCGCACTCAGTCGCACGGCTGTAGGTGCGCTGCTGACGGGTGAGCCGCACATCGCCAATGTTCACGACGTTGCTCATATCAGCACCTCTCACAAACAGACCAAGCAACCGCAGCGGCGGCCATCAAAACGCCAATCGCCACGGCCAGCAGGTAGTCGAGAGCCTTCACGATTGCGAAACGCCAGCAGCGGGTTGCGCCACAAATGCGTCCAGGTCCGCGTTCTGCTCGTTGGTCAACGGCAGGCCATTCTTGCGAGCGAACAGCAACTGGATGGCTAGTTCGTACTGCCCGGTCATGTCCGTTGAGCGGTCCCGGAGCAGCCACAGCTCACCCAGCGTCAACTGCGTGATTTGTCTCGGCGCCTCCGTCGGCACATTCGGCGCAACCCTCTCGGACTTCGGCTGTTCGGTATTCATGCGTTCTCCTGTAGTCGGGTCAGGCGGCGGCGAGCGCGTCAATCAGCAGGCGCGCAGATTGGCGTGCGTCGTTCAGCGGGTGATGCGCCGGCAGTTCGTCGGGAAGGCGTTCATTCGTCGCCAGCGGGTCGCGGCCAAGTGCGAGCAGGACCGATGCGAGGTCATGCAGCGGGCACGGGCCTTCCCAATTCCGCTCGGCTTTGGCGTCATCCACGCAGGCGGCAAGGAAACGCGCCTCGACGGGCCACGCGCAGTCCGCGACGAGCACGGCGCCTTGCTCCCTCCACTCAAGCCAGCGTTGCCAGAAGTGATTGCGAACGCCGTAGGGCTGCATCTGCGTCGGAGGCAGCGCGGGGATGTTTTCCTGAACCCATGCGCGGTCTTCGTCGGTGCCACGGGCTTGCGTCGGGTCGCACGCGAGCGTGCCCTCTGCCATCTTTGCGCCGAGGCGGTTGACCACGACATAGCCGACCGCGAAGGCTTCGCCGTGTAGGCCGATGGACTCCACATCGAACACCATGAAGTAGGCCGGGTGGTGCTTGTCGTCCGTCATCTGCTTCTCCTGTCGTTTCCTCTCGGCGGGTGCCGCGATATAAGGGGGTTAGGCGGCGGCCTTCAGGCGCTCGATTTCGGCTAGACGCCGACGCAGCCCAGCCTCTTCGCGCAACGCCTCTTCGCGCTTCCACCGAGCGGCTGCGGCTTCCTCTTCGGCCCTGCGCTGGATCGCTTTTGCGCACGCGGTACGGCAGCCTTCCTCGGTCGTGAAGATGGATTCACCGAGCGTGAAGACCTGTCCGGAGCCAATGCCGGTTTCGACGCACATGCAGGTTTCGATCAGCTCGGGCGGCATGGGGGCGTAGTTCTCGCCGCCATTGGCAATGACTCCGCCTTCCATGAAGCCGTCACCGATGCCGCCGCTGTGCGTGTACTCAACGCGGATTTGGCCGATGGTCCGCTGCACGACGTGCGAGCCGGTGAACGTCCAGCCCTTGTCGCCACAGTTGAAGGCCGTATCGAATCGCATCGCTATCTCCTTGGTTGACCTCTGCAGCGGGTGCCGCGAGGGAGTACACGGAGTAAAGCATACTTTCAGGCCGCAAGCAAGCATACTTGTTCGAGGCCGAATACCTAATTGTCTACGTAGTACCGCGCAGGCAACAAAAAAACCGCCCGGAGGCGGCTTTGCGAAGGGCGCTAGAGCGTCAGTTGCAGTCGGTGTCTATCCGGTTGCCGACGCGGTAGCTCTGGCAGTTGATCGGGCGCGGCAGCACCGGCCCGCGTGGGGCAAGGAAGTATTGGGCGGCCTGGTTCATGGCTGCGGCTTCGCTGGATCGCTTGGCCGCGATGGCGCCGTAGTATGGCGCGCAGTCCAGCCCGCGTCTGTGGGCCTCGTTCTGCGCCACCATGGCATTGTTTCCGCCGCCCATCGTGTACTCGCAGATTTCCCAGTTACTCACCGTGGAAGGGTGGCGCGGCGGTCCGGCGCACCCGGCTGCCAGCAAGGCGGGCAGCAGTAGAAATGCTCGCATCGGCTCTCCTGTAAGAGCCCGGACCCGCCGGGCGCGGTACTGCGTCATCCGAAGCTGGAGTCGGCTGCCATCGCCTGCAATTTGAACCCCGCATTGGAGGCGTTCCCGCGCTTGCGGTAGGCCCCGGTGACGATCAAGTATTCATGCCCCAGCCGATCCATCATGACAGCGATCATGGAGCACGGGGCGCCTGGTCCCTGCGCCATCGCGTCAGCCAACGCACCCTGTAAGGCTCTTACCAATTCCGGGTCGGCACAGGGCCGTCTCGGAGCCATCCGCAATACGTCTGCCATTGGTTCTTCCGTCCTGTAAGTGAGTGAGGTTTGTACTGCTCCCCGCGTCATATGTAACCCAGCGGCAGGGCCGGCGCAACTGTCATCTCTGACGGGCGAAAAAGGTTCTAGGCGCTTTTGCGAGGCGTTCTTTTTTTGGGAACGGTAAGCGGCTGGCGGTACGAGCGGTCCGGCTCGGCGGATGGGGCGGGGTTACGTTCGCACTCTTCGATGGCCGCCTTGATTTGCCCCTCAACGTAGGCTTGGTCCTCTGGCTTAAGGTCCGTGAACCGCCTTACTGGAACACGCCGGACCGGCCAGGACGTTGCTGGCTCGATCTGCCCTTCGCCAGTCGCCAGCCAGTACCAATCGACGCCTAGAAATCTGGCCGCCTTGGCGGTATTGGCCGCCGACAGCGCTTTTGAATCACCAAGCAGCACCGCGCCGACCGCCTGAACTGACACGCCGAGTTCTTTGGCGAGCTTGGCCCGGTCGCACTTGACGCGCTCCATCGCCGTCGTCAGCCGTTCCTTGAACGAATCCATACCTACCAGAGTAGGTAGTCGCCGGACAAGTATGGTGGTTGACGGCGTGAAAGTATGCTTTAAAATGGTTGGCAACATGACATCAGACGACATCATTGCGCGCCTCGGTGGGACTGTCGCAGTAGCACAGCTTTGCGACACCACGCCGCAGGCCGTATCGCAGTGGATGGGCGTCTATCCGAAGGGCCACGAGAGGGCCGGCCAGCCGCGAAAGATTCCAGACGCCCGTCTGATGTATCTCAAGGCGATTCGCCCCGATGTGTTCGTGGAGCGGCGCAAGAACTGCGCGAAGGCGAGGGCCGCGTAAATGCATGGTCGCTTGCTGACCCGCGCCCAGTGGGAGGCGGTTAAGGATATCGAGGAATCCACGAGCCGTTTCGCATATGACCTTGGGCAAGAAGAGCGGTTCTCGAAACAGGTCATCGCCCCTCACTTCGCAGGCCGCGAGTACCGCGTTTGCTGGTATCCCGGGCACCTTCCAAATGGGGTTTACGGGCCGCCTGAGTACCGCTTCCTTGTTTTTGACGTGAGCACCAAGCTTGTCGTCGGTTGGGGGTATGACCTGGTTTACGCCCTTAAAGACGCAAGGGAGACGGTCAACCTTATTGGCGCAGATGTGCTGGCCGAGATGCTTGACGCCCAGCGACTGGCGATTGAAGCCAAGGCCGCTCAGGAGGCTACAGAGGTAATTGCCAGGGCCAGGGGCCAAAAGAAGCCGCGCAAGATCACCAAGCGCGCCAAGGCCGTCTTCGAGGCTTCCGAAGGCAAGTGCCATTACTGCGGCACCGTCCTGACGCTGGACGGCCGCTGGCACATCGAACACAAGTTCCCGCGCGCCCTGTTCGGCGGCAGCGAACAGGAGAACCTTGTTGCCGCCTGCGCTCCATGCAATCACGCCAAACGCGACAAGACAGACCTTGAGTTCAAGGCTCTGCTGGCGTCGAGGGCTGCCTGACATGCCCTCACTCCCACACCATCAACACCAGCGCCACGCCTGCCGTGCCAAGCAGCACCGCAACGGCGATGGCAACCAGTTTCTCCTCAGGGACGCCTTCGCAGGCGCTTTGCCCGCTGTCCGAGAGGGCGGCGGGCTTTTCTACGTGTTGGCTGTTCGTCATGTGACGAATGGTCGTTTTTTTTGAGCGAAGGGGGTAGTCAAGTGGCGTCAAAAGATTCCCTGCGGGTTGACGGACAAGGCGAGCTGACCCTTGCGCGCCGCGCTGAGCCCAACGATGTGCCGGTGGAAATGATCCGCCGTCAGAGGACCGCTGCCGCCGCTTTCTCCCTAGCTTGCCAGTCGTCAGGGTTGGAAGACAAGGAAATCTATGGCGGGCTCGGCATCGACGCCGGGTACTTCTCGCGCATCAAGAAGGGGGAGGCGACGCTTCAGGCCGATCTGGTGCAGGGGTTCTGCGACCTCGTAGGCAATCGCATCTACGCCGAGTGGATGGCCTACCAACTCGGTTGCACGCTGGTGCAGATCAAGAGCGAGGCAGAGCGCCAGCTTGAGGCGGAACGCCTGCGCCGGATCGAAGCGGAGAAAGAGAACGCGCTGATGAAGCGGCTGCTGACTGGCCGCGTGACGGAGGCCGCATGAACTGTCTTGTCCTTGTCCGTGGTCTTCCCGGCAGCGGGAAAAGCACTTTCGCGCAAGCGCTCGCCTTGACTGGATTCCAGCACTACGAGGCCGACATGGTCCACATGGTTGACGGCCAATACAAATTCGACCCGGAGCGGGTCGCAGAGGCGCACGGATGGTGCCTTGACATGGCGACTGCTGCACTTGAGAGCGGAAAGAGTGTTGTCGTTTCAAACACCTTCACGCGCTTGTGGGAGATGGAGCCGTACAAGGCCGTCGCTAAGAGGCTCGGTGTGCAAACGCACATTGTTGTCATGTCCGGCCAGTGGGGGAGCATTCACGGCGTTCCGGCTGACGTACTTGATCGGATGCGCGACAGGTGGGAGGCCGCATGAGCGACATCGTTTGGGGAATCGTCGGCCTTGCCGTTCTCTCGTTCTTCTTCTCGGGCGAGCCGGACGTTTTCGACAAGCTTCGCGCTCGCGCGATTGCCTCCGCTCAGTCCTGCGAAAGGGTCGCCCCGTGAACCTCGCTCATCGCGTTTTTTTCGACTCTTCCCTCGCTCACCGCACGGAATCCCCCGATGCAATCCTGCCGAGCGCTCAGCCGGAGTGTCGTCAGGTATCCGATGTTTCAGACGTAGGCGCTGACCTACAGCGCCGCTCCGAGCCACTCACCGATGCCAGCCGCGAAGAGGCGATCCAGCTCGCCGGACGGCTGTTCCTCAAGCACTGGGCACTTTGGGAAGCCACTGGCTGCTTTGCCGCTCGCGGTGACGCAGATCGCGCGCTGATGCTGCAGAACCGGCTGATCGTGGGCAGGAGCGCGGAGTTTATTAGCGCCAGAGAGGCGGCGCTCGGGCTCGGCAAGGCAGAGAGCGAATGAAAAACATGCCTCCGCGACACAAACTGGCTGGTCAGAAGTTTGGCCTTCTTTCCGTGGTTAGGTGGGTCAGATTGCCGGACTGGCGTAGTGGCAAGTGGGAATGTGTGTGTGACTGCGGGAATACGCATTACGCCACCTCCAAGCACCTGATTGGGGGCGAGGTCAAGTCATGTGGCTGCGCCACGTTTTCTTGGATGGGTGCTGCTGGGCGCACCCACGGGAAAAGCAAGACCGCTATCTACGCGGTATGGCGCGGCATGTGGGAGCGCTGCACAAAGCCTGACGCTCGCTCATACAAGAATTATGGAGGTCGCGGGATCAAGGTCTGTGAGCGGTGGGAGTCGTTCGATAACTTCTTGTCCGACATGGGCGAGCGCCCCCCGCTGCACACCATTGAGCGCATCGACAACGACGGCGACTACGAACCCGGTAACTGTCGTTGGGCAACTCGGAAAGAACAGAACCGGAACAAGCGCCAAAACCGACTCATTGAGCATGACGGCGTGGTGATGTGTTTGGTCGAGTGGGCCGAGCGCTTTGGTCTTCGTAGTGACGCGCTGCGACGCAGGATGGACGTGCAGGGGATGTCTTTTGCCGAGGCAATCTCCGCGCCAATGCGGTACTCAGTCCGGCCGCAGCCGGAACGCCGCCAGTCCCAAAGATAACAAGAGGACGCAAGTGGTAATCCAGCCGAACAACTGGGCCGATCTTCAGCACTACAAGGACCGGTCCCCGCCTTGGATCAAGCTGCACAAGAAGCTGCTCGATAACTACGAGTTCCAGTGCTTGCCTGTTGCTAGCAGGGCGCTAGCACCAATGCTTTGGCTGCTTGCAAGTGAACACGAAAAAGGCGAGATCGACGCAGACCCGAAAAAACTCGCGTTTCGCCTTCGCACGACGGAGCAAGAGATTTCCGACGCGCTTAAGCCGTTGATGGATAACGAGTTTTTTTCTGAGTGCAAGCAACCCGCTAGCAAGCCGCTAGCAAAACCGAGGCGCGCTGCTAGGCCAGAGACAGAGAAGAGTAGAGAAGAGGCAGATATCTATCCCGGCTTCGCCGTCTTTTGGGACGCATGGCCCAAGTCCGACCGCAAGGAAGCCAAGGGCAAGTGCCGTGAGGTTTGGGTGAGGGCAGGAGCAGAGCCGCACGCCGACCGCATCGTTGCCCACATCGAACGCCTGAAGGCAAGCGCCGGCTGGAAGAAGAACGGCGGCGAGTTCATCCCGGCCCCGCTGGTCTACCTGAACCAGCGCAAGTGGGAGGGCACCGAAGAAACCGAGGGCGACAAGTGCCCGGCATGGTGCAAGGCCGCTGGCTTCCTGAACGTCTACGAAGCCGGAAACGCTGGCTGCTACGAGCACAACGCCGGGCAGTTCCGCGACGGCAAGCGTCAGGAGGCCGCATGAACGCTGGTGAACTCTCCCAACGCCTCGCGGCTGATGCCGAGGGCATTTGCGCCTACCTGCTGCCCAACGGCGAGCGCAAGGGGCCGGAGTGGAAGGCGGGCAGCACTGACGGCGAGCCGGGGCAGTCCCTGTCCGTGCGCCTGACCGGCAACAAGGCCGGCGTGTGGATGGACTTCCAGAAGGGCGAGGGCGGCGATTTACTGGATTTGTGGTGCGCCACTCGCGGCCTAGCGCTGGGCGAGGCGATCCGGGAGGCAAAGGACCACCTCGGCATCCGTGACGACCGCCAGCCGCGCGAGGAAAAGACCTACAAGCGCCCGGCCAAGCCGCAATGTCAGACGCCGAAAAACCGTGTCCGCGAATGGCTCGCCAGCCGGGGGATCGAGGACCGCACGATTGCCGCCTTCAAGGTGGGCGAGCAACTGCGCGACGGCAAGGTGTACGCGGTGTTCCCGTACCTGCGCGACGGCGAGCTGGTGAACGTCAAGTACCGCAACACCGACGAAAAAAAGGACATGCGGCAGGAGGGCGGGGCCGAACCCTGCCTGTTCGGCTGGCACCTGATCGAGCCGCGCGCCCGGACGGTGGCGATCACCGAGGGCGAGATTGACGCGATGACGCTCTGGCAGGCCGGAATCCCGGCGCTGTCCGTGAATGCCGGCGCGGGGAATCACCAGTGGATCGAGTCCGACTGGGAGCGGCTTGAGCGGTTCTCGGAAATCCTCGTTGCCTTTGACTCCGACGAATCCGGGGAAAAGGGAGCGCGCGAGGTTATCGCCCGGCTTGGCATGGAGCGGTGCAAGCGCCTGAAGTTTCCCGCCAAGGACGCGAACCAGTGGCTCATGGATGGGGCCGGGGGCGAGGACTTCCAGAACGCGGCCAAGGACGCCAAGCCTGACGACCCGCCAGAGCTTCGCCGGCTGTCCGACTTCATGGGACAGGTCAAGGCGCTGTTCTACCCGGTTCCCGGCCAGCGGAAAGACCCGGTGCTGCGGCTGGATCAAGACCTGCCCTGGTTCGAGTTCCGCGACGGCGAGGTGACGGTCTGGACCGGATACAACGGCCACGGCAAGAGCCTTGCGCTGTCTCAGGTGCAACTCGGCCTGCTGCAACAGGGTGAGCGGTTCTGCGTGTTCTCCGGCGAGATGCCGCCGGAGCGACAACTCAAACGCATGTCCAAGCAGGCGACGGGGCTGGACCGCCCGACTGCCGCCTATTTGGACGCGGTAGACGCCTACCTGCGCGACCGGACATGGGTTTTCAACGTGGTTGGTAGCGCAACGCTGGACCGGTTGCTTGAGGTGTTCGAGTACGGCGCGAAGCGGTACGGGATCAAGCACTTCGTCGTTGACTCGCTGATGATGACCGACGTACCAGAGGACGGCCCCGGCGCGCTGACTGAGCAGAAGAAGGCGATTCAAAAGCTGTGCAACTTCGCCAAGCGCCTGCACTGCCATGTGCATCTGGTCGCGCACCCCCGCAAGGGCCGGGACGAAAGCAGCGCCCCCGGAAAGATGGACGTAGCCGGCGCCGGGAAGATCACGGACGGCGCTGACAACGTGTTCTCCGTCTGGTCCGCATTGCGTGACGAATCCGAGCCACTGACGGACGACCCCGACGCAAAGATTGAACTCTGGAAGCAGCGCAACGGCGAAGTGCAGCACAAGACCGTAAGCCTGTGGTTCAACCGCGCCGCGCAGCAATACGCCACATCCAGCCGACGCCGGCCCGTGCGTTACGTCGAGTTCAGCGGCCAGCCTGTGGAGGTGACGCAATGACCGACACCGAAGCCCGCCGCGCTGCCCGCCGTGCCGCAATGCCCGTGACTACATCCATGCTGGACGAGTTTGCCGAGTGGGGCGCAACCGTCGTTTACGCGCAAGAGAACGGCATCACGGCCGGCAAGAAGCCGGACTACTCCAACGCTTTCACCATCCCGCCCGGCTACTGCCCGAGCTGGCGGCCGAAGGAGAAGAAGTGAATGAGCTGGCTCTTTTCGCAGGCGCTGGTGGTGGGATTCTCGGCGGCAAGTTGCTCGGATGGCGAACCGTCTGCGCTGTCGAGTGGGAGCCCTACGCCGCAGGCGTACTTGTCGCCCGACAAAACGACGGCGTTCTCCCGCCTTTCCCGATATGGGATGACGTTAGGACATTTGACGGCAAGCCGTGGCGAGGAATTGTTGACGTTGTTTCGGGCGGCTTTCCCTGTCAAGACGTATCCGTCGCCGGCCGTGGTGCCGGGATCGACGGAGAGCGCAGCGGAATGTGGCGGGAAATGGTCCGCGTGGTGGACGAGGTACGACCCCGATACGTCTACGTGGAGAACTCGCCAGCGCTCACTTGTCGGGGGCTGGGAAGAGTTCTCGGAGACCTGGCCGCGCTCGGGTTCGATGCGGAATGGGAGGTGCTATCTGCGGCAGAAGTCGGGGCCTGGCACCTCAGAGAGCGAATCTGGATCGTGGCTACCGACCATCGGCAAAAACGAGTTCAAGGGGGCGGGGAAGTTGCGCTATCGCGGAAGCCCGCAGTTCCGTGGAGCAAAGATGTCCGAGGGATTGAGGACTTGCGCGACCGATCCGATCTACCTGCACCCCTCGTTTGCGGAGTACGCAATGGGGTGGCCGCATACGTGGACCGAATTAGCGCCATTGGGAATGGACAAGTTCCAGTTGTGGCAGCAACAGCATGGCGCATCTTGACGGAGGCTGCATGACAACCGAGCCCAAGCCCCAGCCCCAACCCGAGCCCCACCTCTCCTGCCCCGGCCATCGCAACGACCCTGAGTGCCTAGATTGCCTGCTGCGCTCAGACAAGCCGCACGACCGTTGGGTTGTTGTCGTTGAACTGCCTAGCCGGCCGTGTGTGTACAGGAGGACGGAACTGTGAGCCTGCCGAAAGACATTGCCCGCTGCCCCGGAGATATATACATCCCGCCGACGATGGACTTTGCTTGCCTGTCGGCCGAATGCCAGGAGTGCGCCCGCCGCAGCGAGGGGATTCGGGACTACATGGCTGGCGCTGATGTGGTCTGGATGGTGCCGCCTGAGCGGATGCCTTGCGAGAACCGTATTCCGGTGGAGGGCGACGAATGACCATCAACAGCCGCGAGAAGGGCCGCAGGGCCGAAGTGGCGCTGTGCAAGCTCTTGACCGCAGAACTCGGCGTGAAGGTCGAGCGCAACCGCGACCAAGCCTACACGGGCGGCGCTGACTGCCTGCTGCTCCCCGGCTACGCCATCGAAATCAAGCGCAGGGAAATCCTCGCAAAGCCTGCTTGGTGGCGTCAGACCGTGGCGCAGGCCGACAAGGTGCAACAGGAGCCGCTGTGTTTCTACAAGCAAAACCGCAAGCCGTGGCGGGCGCTGGTGGCGTCAAACGGAACGTACCGGGACGTTGACTGGACCGAGGCGATGGACGCGATCCGGGACAAATGGGCGCGCTTATATGGCGTCTACAGCGAAAGGAAGGCCGCATGACCGCCGAATCACACAAGGCCGCGATGGAGTTTCGCCTAGAGCCGCCATCGCTATACGACCCCGGCGAGGTTGTCACGACCGACCCCTGGCCGCTTCCCCCGGTCAAGCCGTGGGAGCCCACCCCGCAGAGCCTGTGGGACAGGATGGCGCGGCTGTGGGACAGCTTCTGGGGGATGTGGCTGTGACCGACACCATCCACCCCATCCCGCCCCGCTACAACGCCGGTCCTGGCCCTGTCCCGACCGAAGCAGAGGCGAAGGCTGCGCTTGCGCTTGACCTTGCTCGCGGCGACTTGCGCAAAGCCGTTGCCCTGCGCGAACTGCCGCTGTTCCGGGTGGCGCTTGAGGGATCGGGGGCGCTGTGAGGCAAACCTTCGTCCTGCAACCCGCCCCGCACCCGTCCCGGCAAAGGGCTCAGGAAGCCGTCAAAACGGCCCCGGAAGGCTACGTCGTCAGCATCGGGGAGCCTACCCGCACGCTGGAACAGAACGCGGCGCAATGGCCGATTCTGGACGCCTTCGCCAAGCAAAAGCAGCTTTGCGTGAACGGGCGCATGGAGTACGTTAGCGATGAAGAGTGGAAAGACGTACTGACCGGGGCGTTCCGCGACGAAATGGCGCGGGTGGCGAACTTTCGCGGGCGAATGATCCTGCTCGGTCAGCGCACCAGCAAGTTCGGCAAGGGCGAGTTTTCGGACTGGCTTGAATGGCTGCACGCCGCCGCGATTGAAGAGGGCGTGACGGTCTACGAGGAAGAACTTGAGTACGCGAGCGGCAGCGCTTCTGCCGAGTGAACAGGAGATGTGAAACGTGGAAATTCCATCAATCACGGCATCGTCCTACCTAAGCAGTCAGCTTGACCACAAGTTGCTGTTTGGTGGGGCGCCGCCGCAAAACGCACTTAAGCAGCAGGAGGCGTTTGGCGAGATTCTGCGGCGAGTACAGCAGGATCAGCCAATCAAACAACCCGTCGTCAACAACCAGCCAACCACGGAAACCACCATGAGCGCAGCCCGCATCGTCAAAGTCTTCATTGCCGACGCAAACGAGAACCTTCCGCTGGACAAGCGCGTCTTGTATTCGGGCGACGAGCGCCTGACGGACCTGACCGACCAAGAGCTTTTCTTTGATGTGCCGATTGCCGATCTGCTGGCGAAGCACAACGAAGTACGCAAGGCGACGGTTGACAAGACGCAGGCCGAAAAGTTCGGGCGCGACATCTTCCTTGAGCCGGCCCGGATTCGCGACCTGAAGATGGTTGTCGTGACGGTGGCGCAGTTCTAACCAGCCATGTTGCGCCGCGCCTACGTTCCCGCTCCGAAGCTCCGTGACCGCGAGCCCGGCTCAATCGCGCCTATCGGTCGCGCCGTGAGCTACGCCGGAACGACGATGCCAGCGCCGAAGACGGAGCGAGCGCAGGGCGGCAAAGCGGAGCATGAGCACAAGGAAGCACTCGCGGGGCTTGGCTGTGTTCTCTGCCGCCGTCTGTACGGCCCGCACGAACCGGCGCCCGTTGAACTTCACCACTTGCGCACAGGCGGGTGGGGCAAGGGCGACTTCACGACCCTCATTCCGTTGTGCGCCGAGCACCACAGGGGCGCGACCGGCGTTCACGGGCTGGGAACAAAAGGCTTCGTTAGGCGATACGGCATCACTCAGGCCGATCTGCTGATGGACGCCATGACGCTACTCAAGGAGACAGCATGAAACAAGGACGCCCGCTGCTGCACGAAGCACGCATGAACGATTGGATTCACGCCCGTGTCACCAAGGAGCAGGCCGAGAAGGTTCGCGAGCTTGGCGGATCGCAGTTCCTGCGCAGCCCGATCGAAGAGAAGCTGAGCGAGATGCGCCCGGCAAGGCTGGAAGACGTGTGGGGGCGCGCATGACGTTTTCATTGAGGGGCTGATAAAAATGGCCAATTCTGCTCACACTCATATGTGGGGCGCAGCAATGCGCAGCACATGGCTTGCATCGGCCGACCCACGAAAGACCGGCCCGGACCACCAATCCGATGTTGCCGACCCGGCGTTGGTACAGCGACCGGGGCAAGGAACACGCGAAGGTGACGGGCAAGAGCGCGCGGGCCGTTTGACTGTACCCCTCATGGGCACTTGGGCTGTGCAGCACAGAAGCGGCACACGGCCGGAGCGGGAAGACCTCTACGGTCACCCTGCCGCAGCCATGGGAAGGGCCGTTTGATGTGGGTGGGTATCAGCGCAACGGAACTAGTCGTGTCCTACATCGAGGACAACGGCCCGCAGTCGGTCAAGGCTTTGCAAGAGGCTCACCCGCAGCTTCCCGTAAAGCGCATCAAGAACGGTATCGACCGTGCGGTGAACCTCGGACTGCTGCACAGCGCCGGGCATACGCCGCGCAAGGCTGGCGTGTACCTGCTGGGGCCGAGGCCGGGATGGATGCCCAACCCGATGCCGCCCGCGAGCGTGTGGGACTACGCGGCCAAGTGTGAGGCGAAGGCCAAGCCAGCGGGCTACGAGATTCCTGTGTTTGGCAAGTAACCGCGCGAGAGCGCACGAAAGGAGAGAGATGAAAGAAGAACTGCAATCCAAGCTGGTCGAGATTCTGACGAGCATCCAGACTGCCGCAGGCAAGGCGAGCGACTTCGCGCTAGCGGAACTGCCGGACATTGCGCAGAGCTACGTAGTGTTTGGGCGGGCTTGGCTCACGCTGGCGGTCGTTCTAGCGGTGGTGTGGGTAGTTGCCGTCCCGCTTGGCGCGCGAATCATCCACAAGCGCACAGGAGAGGACATCGTGTGGCTGTCGGCCAGCATTTCGCTCGTCGTCCCGCTGATCATTCTCTTGGAAAGCCTCAAGCCGATGGTGATGGTCTGGTTCGCCCCGAAGGTCTGGCTACTGAAGGAAATCGCCGGACTGCTGAAGTAACGGGCAGCGTAAAACAACGTATTACAGGGACTCACATGGCGACTTCACCGCACCAGGATTCACCAGTCACGGTAGACGAGCGGTACGAGTCCGCCTCAAACACGTCGGACCTGACCATCGGCGGCGGGATGATCCCGAAGGACTACAAGGCCGGGCCGGGCGATGTGGTCGCAGCCGCTGGCATGGCCGCTGTCTCCAACGCACCGGCTCGCATCGGCCTCGCCATCCTGCGCCTGCATACGGAGTTCACCTCAGCGCCGATCCCGAAACGCCGCCCCCTGCCGACCCTTGCTGAAATCGCTGCCCGGATGCCGCTGGTAGCAACTGGCGTGAAGAACGGCCGGACCATCCGCACCGCCGATATGGAACGAGCCGCAAAGGCGCTGGCCGAGCTGAAGGCGGAATCCGCCAGGTGGTACGCCAATGAGGTCCGGCTCGTAGCAACCCGCCTGCACAGTCGCGCCGAAGTGCTGGCGAGCCTGACGGCATGGGGAGCGACGAAGGGGATCGCACCGGAGACTGTGGCGGCATCGCTGTACTGGTGGCTGTCACACACCTGTCCCGTCTGCCAAGGACACGGCATCCGGCATCTTGAGCATCAGGGAGCAAGACAGTGCGGAGAGTGCTACGGGACCGGGGAGACGAGGCGGCCGGAGGGGTCGGGGCAGGTTTTGAACTTTGTAGATTACGCGCTCGGAATGGCGCGGGGATCGCTGCGCAAGCGGCTTAGGAGGGGGTGATGGCTCACGCTTCGTCCGGCAACCTCGCGCGCTGGATCACCCGGCGCAGCCACGCCATGCCGGCCTTGTCCACTTTCGCCCACATTGCCGGCGTGAGCCTGATGGATCGTTGCAGCAGTTTTTCGTCCGGTGGCTTCTGCGGTCGCCCGCGCTTCTTTCCCATGGCGGCATTGTGCCATATTAAGCGTCACTCAAAAAATGCTTGTTTTCGCGGCGGTTGTGAGTGACAATCAACAGTCAACGTAGCGAGGTTCTTTTGCAAACAGACATGCTTTCCGAGCCGGTAGCGGAACAGATTTTGAGCGAGGCGAAAAGCCTCTTTGTCAGGCTCGCCGCGCTGGACTTTGATTCCCGCGTCGAAACCTTGAACGCTCTGCGCTCAGAGTTGCGCGAACATTCACCGTTCAAGTCCGAGCCGGTCGATTGCGTAAGCTGGGTCAAGGCTGAGCGTGTGACAGCCAACGACTACAACCCAAACAGCGTAGCCCCGCCCGAAATGAAGCTGCTGGCTCATTCCATCACGGAGGATGGCTACACACAGCCTATCGTTTCGTGGGGCCGCGAGGACGGCATCAATGAAGTGGTGGACGGCTTCCACCGGCACCGGGTCGGCAAGGAAGTCGCCGCCGTGCGCGAGCGGGTACACGGTTATCTGCCGGTTGTGACCATCAATGACGCGCGGCAGGACAAGACTGACCGCATCGCCTCCACCATCCGACACAACCGGGCGCGCGGCAAGCACAAGGTGGAGGCCATGTCCGATATCGTGATTGAGTTGAAGCGCCGCAACTGGTCGGACGAGAAAATCGGGCGCGAGCTTGGTATGGACCCGGACGAGGTTTTGCGCCTGTGCCAGATCACCGGGCTCGCCGAAGCGTTTGGCGACCAGGAGTTCTCGCAGGCGTGGGAAGTCGGCACCGAGGGCGGCATCGGCGGCGAGCTGCTATCGGACGTGATCGAGGGCTACGAGAGCGACGATGGCGGGCGCATCCTGCATACGTGGGACAAGTGGGAGTGCTATCGCGCCGGGTTTCACGCCGAGCGCCCGCCGGGCGGGATGACGCAGGAGCAGGGCGAGCAAGCCTATCGAGACTTCTTATCCAATATCGCCTTGTTCGAGAGCACGCTACAGGAGGTCACGGCGGAATGGAAGTTCTCCTGTGAGCACTACCTCACCAATGACCGCATGAACCGCATCGCGTGGCTGGGGCAGGCTTCTGTCGCAAAAGCGCTTGGAATCCCTGCGGTGTGCCGTGGCGGGTATCAACTGCTCACGCCAGACCAGCAGTACGCGGCCAACATGGCCGCCGTGAAGTACCTCAATCGTTGGCTGACGGAGCACAAACTGCCGCAAGTCATGCTTGGTGAAGCCGTGGGCCGGACGGAAGCGGAGCTGTACTAATGTCGGCGAAAAAGCTCCCCATTGGCGTAGACGTGCTGACCGCAGCGCGCGACCGCATCCGCTACACCTTTGAGCACTTCGAGAAGGTGTACATCAGCTTCAGCGCCGGCAAGGATTCGAGCGTCATGTTCCATCTGGTGATGGACGAGGCAATCAAGCGCGGGCGCAAGGTCGGTGTGTTGCTGATCGACCTAGAGGCGCAGTACCAGCTCACCATCAAGCACGCAGAACAGATGTTCGATATGTACGCGGACCATATCGAGCTGTATTGGGTGTGCTTGCCCATCAAGCTCCGCAACTCTGTGAGCAACTATGAGCCTGTCTGGTGCGCCTGGGACCCTGACCGCAAAGAGGATTGGGTTCGTCCCATGCCGAAGCGATTGGGCGTCATTTCCGATCCGGCCTACTTTGATTTTTTCGAGCCGCGAATGGAGTTCGAGGAATTCATTGAACTCTTTGCTGTGTGGTATTCCAAGGGCCGAGACACCGCCGCCTTCATCGGCATCCGTACCGACGAAAGCCTGAACCGCTTCCGCACCATTGCCGTGTGGGACAAGGGAACCCACTTCGGCAAACGCTGGACAACGCAGGTAGCGCCGAACACGTTCAACGTGTACCCGATCTACGATTGGCACGTCAACGACATTTGGCGCTATCACGCGAAGTTTCCTGGCAAGCTGCATAACGAGGTCTATGACCGGATGCACCTGGCCGGCGTGTCGTTGCACCAGATGCGCCTGTGCCAGCCCTACGGGGACGACCAGAAGCGCGGGCTGTGGCTGTATCACCTGATTGAGCCGCAGACGTGGGGGAGGGTGGTTGCGCGGGTCAACGGAGCCAACAGCGGGGCGCTCTACATCGAGGAACGCGGCAACGTCACCGGGTACAACAAGATCACGCTCCCTCCCGGCCATACGTGGCGCTCGTTCTGCAATCTGCTGCTGGCGACCATGCCAGAGGTCACGCGGGAGCACTATCTGACGCGGTTTCGCTCATGGATCGCCGGATGGCATGACAGGGGCTATCGAAACGGCATCCCTGACTTTGCCCCTCCCGAGCTGGAAAAGAAATATTGGGCCCCTTCGTGGCGTCGCATGTGCAAGGTGCTGCTGCGCAATGACTGGTGGTGCAAGGGGCTCGGCCTGACGCAGCCCAAGAGCGCGGCCTATCAGCGGTACATGGATATCAAGAAGCAGCGCAAAGCTGAGCCGGCGACCTAGAATCCAAGGCTCACAACCGGGGCGCGCCATGACCGAAATCAAGCACTACGTTCAGGGGAAGGCTGAAGAAGCGTTCTTTGCCCATGTCGGGCATTGGTTGACGAGCCGCGCCGTGCTGACTGAACTAGGCGGGCCCGTCACTAGCGAAGTCGGTGATATCTGGCTTGTGTGTTTGAGTGAAGGTGTGCCGCAAGGTTTCGCATTGATTCACCCGCGACCGGACAGTGCGCACGTCAAGCACGTTTACTCCGAATCGCCCAAGGTGCGCTCGCTGCTGCTCAAGGAGTTGCTCAAGATGATGAGCGGCGGCTTGAGAGTGTTCACCGTTCAACGCGGGGATGATACGCTGTGGGCTGAGCATGGTTTTGCCTTCACCAAGCGCGCAAGGGGCGAGTACGGCACATGGGAGCGAGAGGCCAAGGCGTGAAGCCTACCCGCTGGTCTTACAGCAGCCTGTCCACCTACGAAGAGTGCCCGGCGAAGTGGAAGTACGAGTACATAGACGGCATTCGGCCGCCGCCGTCGCCGGCAATGGAGCGCGGGACCATGCTGCACACGATGTGCGAGCTGGTGCTCAACGGCGAGTCCGACACTCCTACGGAGCTGGAGCCTATCGGCCGGCTGCTGACGCGGCTGAAGGCGAACCAGGCCAAACCGGAAAAGGCGTGGAGGCTCGACAACCAATGGAAGCCGGTGGACAGCGGCTCATGGCTGATCGGAATCATTGATGTTCACTTCTTCCGGGACGGCGCGCTACACATATACGACTTCAAGAGCGGGCGCTCCTACCCGTCGCACTCAAAGCAATTGGAGCTATACAGCCTGATCGGTCTGAGCACGTTTCCGGAGGCGCCTCGCGTCGAGGTTGGGGCGATCTACATTGACAGCGGCAAACTCCAGAGGCGCCGAACCATCGAACGCGCAGAGGCGCCGGCACTGGTGCGCAACTGGTCGGAGCGGGCGCAGAGGATGTTCGCCGACGAGGAATTGACGGCCACGCCGGGATCGGGCTGCTACTGGTGCCAGCACAAAGACAGCATGGGCGGCGGGTGCTCTGCATGGCGCAAAGCGGCATAACCACACAACTCACTCAACAATAGTTGACAGATAGACGCTATCCTGCTGCTGTGCCATAATCTCGCAGACCCGCGCGAGGGTCAGTCCGGAGAAAGACCGGCAAACAACTTGAATTGAAGCGGCTTTTCGAGGCCGTGGAAGCGCACTAGACGGACTGGTGCGCGCGTTTGAAACGTGAGAGCGCAAAGATCGGCGGGCCGGAGCCATGCGGCCGCACGGAGGCGCAGGGTCATTTCCCTGCCGGGTTCGAGTCCCGCAAAGCCCGCCGTTCTTTGTCCTCTGCGGCGTGGAAAGCTAGACACGCACTTTGCGTCCTTGAGGCCCCGGCTTGCGGGTGTCCTGACTTTGTGGATGGTGGCGGTTCCTTGCGGAGTGCGACTCCGAGCCCTGCAGGCCACGGAACCAGCCGGAGTAGCGACCGGCCAGAGGGCAAAACTAACAAAGGACGATGAAGATGAAAGCTCAAACCAGATCGAGGCGGCGTCGCTGAAATTCAGCGTCGGTAGCTCAGTCTGGATAGAGCAGCGGGTTTCTACCCCGCCTGTCGAGGGTTCGAATCCTTCCCGACGCGCCAAGGATGCGCGCCCTTAGCTCAGGGGACAGAGCGGCTGGCTTCGAACCAGCGGGCCGGGAGTTCGAATCTCTCAGGGCGCTCCAGAGATTTTGAGGATGGTTGCCAGAGCGGCAATGGGTCGGCTTGCTAAGCCGCAGCCGGTGTGAAAGCGCCGCCGAGGTTCGATCCCTCGACCATCCGCCAGAGACAGAGGAAGGTCAAGCCGATTGGCGACGGCACCGGTCTTGAAAACCGACGAGGCTTAACCGCCCTTGGGGGTTCAACTCCACCCACCTTCCGCCAGAATTGAAGGCTAGCTCAGTTGGATAGAGCGGCAGACTCATAATCTGTTGGTCGCTGGTTCGAGTCCAGCGCCTTCAACCAGAATTCGCCTTCGTAGCTCAGCAGGTAGAGCGGCTTCCTTGTAAGAAGCGGGTCCGGCGTTCGAATCGTCCGCGTAGGCACCAACACCCAGCCGCCCAATAGAGGCGGCTTTTCTTTTGTCGGCTACCGCTTGGATCGCTTCAGGAGCGCGGCAGCAAGCTCTTTGAGCTTCGGATGCAGATCGGGCGGCAGGAAGATACCCCGGACCTCTGCGAGCCCTTCTAGGGCGCGGCGGGCGCGGAAGTCCGCAACCCGCTGCGTGACGGGTTTGGCGGTCATTCGGCCTTGGCGGTCGCCAGTAGGTCGATGGCGATCCGGGCAACTTCACTGAAGTGTCCATACTGCCTCTCACGGGCGATGAGCTGGGCCGCGCGCTCAGGGGACGCTTCCGCCAGTTCGTCGCGCCATTGTTTGAGTTGTTTTAGTGCGCCGAGGACTTCGTTGATTTCATGGTTTGTCATGGTGCGCTCCGGTTGGTTGATGACTGAATCATAGCCCGTTACGCGCAACATTCAAGAAGAATCTCATTAGGACAAACCCTTACCCGTCGGCGCTCCACAGGCGTAGAACCCCCGCACAACATCAGTAATGCGGCCGGAGCGGCTCAATGCCCGCCGCCGACACCAAACCCCACAACCCGCTTCGGCGGGTTTTCTTTTTGGACAGCCCATATGCTCAAACACTTCGGCAGGAACGAGGCCGGGCGGGATTTGATCGTGGGTGACATCCACGGTTGCTTCGGCCGCCTACAAGTGGCGCTTGATGAATTGAGCTTCGACCCTGAGCGCGACCGGCTTTTCAGCGTCGGCGACTTGGTTGACCGTGGCCCGGAGTCGGATGCCGCGACCGAATGGCTCAAGAAGCCGTGGTTTCATGCGGTGCGTGGCAACCATGAGCAGATGGCGATTGACTTCGCGGACGGCGGGCTGCAAGGCGGCGCGTCCATGTACGTGATGAACGGCGGGGGCTGGAACCTGAGCCAACCACCGGCCCGCTCGCTGGAAATCGCAGATGCGTTCCGGGCGATGCCTGTGGCGATTGAGCTGGAAACCGCCGGAGGGCTGATCGGCATCGTCCATGCGGACTGCCCGGATCGGTCGTGGGAGGCGTTTAAGGCGCGTCTGCTGGCCGTTACGGACCCTGACCGCAGCCCACTGGTGCAGACGTGCCTATGGGACCGCTCGCGCGCTCAAGGGGCGGAAAAGCCGTCCGTGGACGGCGTGCAGGCCGTGATCGTCGGCCATACCCCAATGCAGCAGATCACATGGATTGGAAACGTGGTCTACATCGACACCGGGGCCGTTTTCGGACGCGCCCTCACGATTTTGGACGCCGAATCAATCGCGCCAGCGGCTGCTGTAGTCGCTGACGCCACGTAAAACACGGCCAGCAAGGCCAACCGAAAAGCGCGGGCACACGCCCAACACCCCGACATCCTGGCACCCGCCGCTCGCAGAGCAAAAGTCGGGGCGCCAACTTAACGGATAACGGGCGCTGTTGCCCCGCCCACTTCACCCAAAGCACCGACATGCAATACCGCGTCCTACGCCCCTTCTACGAGCGGACTGGAGAAACCCAGCACAGCGCCGAAGGAAAGACCGTCCATATCCAGCAAGTGCGCTGGATCGAAGTCGGCCGCGCCAGCTCCATGCAGGACGCAAAGGACAGATTCGGCGGGTATCCGGTGCTCGAAGCGGTAGGGGGCCATGCCAGCGCCTAAAGGCAACCAGAACGCCAAGGGGAACAAGGGCGGCGGCGCACCTTCGCTGTACCAGCCCAAGTTCGCCGAGATGGCGCAGAAGGCGTGTCTGGCCGGGTTCACCGATATGGAATTGGCAGACCTACTTGGCGTGTCAGTGCGCACTATCAACGCTTGGAAGATCGAGCATGTTGAGTTTGCCGCAGCCCTCAAAGCGGGGAAGGCGGTAGCGGACGAGCGGGTTGAGCGCAGCCTCTTTGCCCGCGCGAACGGCTACGAGCACGACGAGGTGGACATCCGGGTTGTCGGCGGCGCGATCGTCAAGACGCCGCTCAGGAAGTATTACCCGCCCGACACCACGGCGGCGATCTTCTGGCTTAAGAACCGTCGCCCAGACCTGTGGCGAGACAAGACCGACGTGAACCATTCCGGGACCGTCGAACTGCGCAACGCAACCGAATACACGGATGACGAACTCGCCGCTATCGCCACAGCAGGCCGCGCAGGAGCTGCTAAGGCGCCGAGCCGCCCGCCGATCACTCATTGACTTCACGACCTACACGAAGCCGGACTTCGAGGTAGGTGAGCACCACAAGGCGATTGCCGACGCGCTGGAGCAGGTAGAGCGGGGCGAATGCGACCGGCTGATGATCTTTGCGCCGCCGAGGCATACGAAGAGCGAACTGGCGTCCCGCAGGTTTCCGGCGTGGTATCTCGGCCGGCACCCTGACCGGCAGTTGATCGCGGCGACCTACAGCGGGGATTTCGCCTTGGACTTCGGGCGCGAGGTGCGCGGCATCGTCCACTCGGAGGAATTCCGGGCGCTTTACCCTGAAGTGACGCTGGCACAGGACAGCAAGGCGGCGAACCGCTGGCACACGAACCAGGGCGGGGTATCGGTCTATGTCGGGGTCGGCGGGCCGATCACCGGCCGCGGCGCCCATGTGGCCTTGATTGACGACCCGTTCAAAAACCGGGAAGAGGCTGACAGCGAGGTCAGGCGGGAAACGGTCTGGAAGTGGTACACGTCCACCCTTCGCACCCGCCTGATGCCGGGCGGCGCCATAGTCTTGATTCTTACCCGCTGGCACGAAGATGACCTCGCCGGCCGGCTTCTGGCGCAGCAGCCGAGCGAATGGCGGGTCATTGAGCTTCAGGCGATTAGCGACGAGGGAACTTCGCAGGAGTCGGCGCTATGGCCGCAGTGGTACGACCTGGAGGCGCTTAAACGCATCAAGGCTGACATTGGTCCGCGCGACTGGTCGGCGCTGTACCAGCAGCGGCCTAGCCCAGAGGAAGGCACGTTCTTTCAACGGGGCTGGTTCAAACACTGGACAGACCGGCCCAAGCAACTTGCCATCTACGGGACAAGCGACTACGCGGTGACGGACGGCGACGGCGACTACACGGTTCACCGGATATGGGGCGTGGCGCCTGACGGCGGGTTGTACCGGCTGGGCGGCTGGCGCGACCGCACCAGCTCGGATGTGTGGGTTGAGCGGCAGATCGACCTGATCCAGCAACACAAGCCGTTTGCGTGGTTCGGTGAGGCCGGCGTGATCCAAAAGGCTATTGAGCCGATGCTCACGCGCCGGATGAGGGAGCGCGAGGCGTTCTGCCGCATGGAATGGCTACCCAGCATCCACGACAAGCCGACGCGGGCACGGGGCTTTCAGGCTAGGGCGGCCATGGGCTGCGTCTGGTTTGAACAGGGCGCGGAGCTAGACGAGTTTCTGACGTTCCCTGCTGGCAAGCATGACGACGATGTTGACTGCGCTTCGCTGATCGGCCGAGCCCTCGACATGGCTCACCCCGCCATCGCGGCGACCCCGCCCAAAGAGAAGAAGCGCGACATCTGGGCAAAGAGCTTCGGCGACGACGAAGACGACGAAGACACCGACTGGAAGACCATATGACCACTGAAACCACCTCGGACGACGTGCTCGCACGGCTGGTGCAGTGGCACGAAGCCGCCGACCAATCGACCGTTGACGCCCGCTCCGACGCCGAGCGCGACCGCGACTACACCGACGGCAAGCAGTGGACCGACGAAGAGGTTGCCAAGCTCCAGAAGCGCAAACAGCCAGTTGTCACCATCAACCGCATCAAGCCCAAGGTGGACTTCCTCAAGGGGCAGGAGCAACAGCGCCGCATGATGCCGCGAGCCTTCCCGCGCACCCCGGCAGAGGAACAGGGCGCCGCTGCTGCGACCGACGCACTGCGATTTGTGATGGATCAGAGCAAGTGGGACCGCGAGCGCTCCGGCTGCTTTGACAACCATCTGGTAGAGGGCGCCTGCGGGGTAGACGTTCAGGTCTACCAGAAGCCTGACGGTGACTACTGCGTCGAGGCAAAACAGATCGCGTGGGATCGGATGTGGGGCGACCCGCACTCGCGCGCCCGCGACTGGTCCGACGCGAAGTACAAGGGTCAGTTCATTTGGATGGACTTCGAGGAAGCCGCTGAGAAGTGGCCCGACAAGGTTGATGTCCTAGAAAGCACCATCGGTTCCGAGTCGCTGATCGCGGACACCTTCAACGATGTTCCTCGCACCCGCTGGGCCGATCCGAAGCGCAAGCGCGTGCGGATTGCCGAGTGCTGGAGCCGCGAGGGCGGCAAGGTGTTTCACAGCAAGTTCACCAAGGCCGGCATCCTCTCGCGCATTGAGTCTCCGTTCGTGGACGAGGACGGGAATCAGGACGACGGCTTTGTCTTCGGCTCCTGCAACATTGACCGCGATGGCAACCGCTACGGGGTCGTGCGCCAGTGGATCAGCATCCAGGACGAGATCAACAAGCGCCGCTCCAAAATGCTGCACTTGCTCAGCGTGCGCCAGACCTTCGGCAACCAGACCGTGGGCGACAAGAACAAGCTGCGCCAGGAATTGGCCAAGCCGGACGGCCACGTCGAGCTGGCCGGTGGCGCGAAGATGGGCGAGGACTTCGGCATCCTGCCGACCGGCGACCTGTCGCAAGGCCAGCGCGAATTGCTTGTGGAGGCCAAGTCGGAAATCGACGCTGTAGGGGTCAACGCCGCCCTGTCCGGCAACGAGGGCCGCGTCATGTCCGGCCGGGCTCTGATGGCGCGGTCCGAGCAGGGCCTATCCGAACTCGGCCCGGTGTTCGATGCCTTTACGCAATTCCAGTACGACGTGTACCGCAAGGTCTGGAACCGCATCCGCCAGTTCTGGACCGCCGAGAAGTGGATTCGCGTCACGGATGACGACCGCAACGTCCGGTTTGTCGGCCTGAATCAGCCGCTCACGCTGGGCGAGCAGCTGCTTGAAGAGGCCCGCCAGCAGGGAACGCCGATCACGCCGGAGATGGAGCAGCAGGCCAAGATGGACCCGCGCATGCAGACCATCGTCGGCGTGAAGAACAAGATTGCGGAACTTGACGTGGATATCGTCATTGACGACGTACCGGCGAGCGCGACCCTGCAAACGGAAGCGTTTGAGCAACTGGTGCAGATCGCCCCGCAGGCCGCAACCATGCCGCCGCCGATGTTCGAGGCGCTCATTGAGGCTTCGCCGCTGCGAAACAAGGACAAGATTCTCAAGAAGCTGCGCGGCGAGGAAGAGGGCAAGTTGCCGGCGCAGGCGCAGCAGCAGATGGAGCAGATGCAGCAGGCCATCGAACAGGCGCAGCAGATCATTGGCGACCTTCAGGGCAAGCTCGCTGCCGCACAGACACAGGCGCAGGCCGCCAAGGCTTCGGAGCCTGCCATTGACCTTGCCCGGCGCGAAATGGCGCTGAAGCACGAACAAGAGCTGTTCGAGGCGAACCAGCGGTATGCGCTACTGGAGCTGAAGCTCGCCGGCATGGGCGCGCAGATGCAGGGGCTGAAGGCGCAACAGGCTGAAGCCGATGCGCTGGACGCTGCCGGCGAGATGCAGCAGGCCGGGCAGGAGATGGCCCAAGTCGCTGCCGTCCTGCACGAAGAACACACGCAACCGACCGCCGTGGTCGTGATGCAGACCCCTTAACCCTTTCACCTTCTCTGAGCCGAGAGCCCGCCTAGTGCGGGCTTTTTGCTTTGGGAGCCCGTCGCCGGGGTTTCAACGGGCGTTGGCTGTCGCCGGGCCGATTCGGGCGTTTTAGGAGCGTAGATGGACAGCAGCTTGGAATCGGTCTTGAGCGAACAGGCCACGGAAACCACGACCACGGAAACCACCGAGCAGACGACGGAAACGACGAATGCCACGGAGACGAAGCAGGAAGCGGCAACCGAAACCACGGGCGAACAAGAGTCTGCGACGCCGGCAGAACAGCACAAGGACGATCCACTCGACAAGGCAAGCCAGGGCCTGAAAGCGGCAGCGGTTGCGGAGCGGCAGAAACGCCAGGACGCAGAGCGCCGCGCACAGGAAGCCGCACAGCGCGCGCAAGTGCTTGAGCAGCAACTGCACGCCTTGCAGCGCCCGCAGCAGAAGCAGGAACAAGGCGAGGACGCCAAGCCCCTCCGGTCGCAGTTTCAGACCGAGGACGAATGGCTTGACGCCCGCGATGCATGGCGGGATCGGCAGACGGAAAAGGCTACGCAGGAGCACCAGGCGCGCGAGCGGCTGACGTTCCTGCAGCGCACGGCAGAAGAGACGGTCAAACGCGGTCAGGAGCAGTTCTCCGACTTCGACGCCGTCATCAACGCCGGGCTTGGGCCTGTCCTGACGCCGGTCCTGCAGCAGACGCTGTTCCTGAGCGAGCGCGGCCACGAGGTTGCGTATTTCCTCGGGAAGAACCCGCAGGAGGCGCAGCGCGTCGCCCGGATGCCGCCGCTGATGCTGGCGCGCGAACTCGCCTTCATCGAAGCCAAGTTGACCGCCCCGCAAGAGACGCGGCGCGAACTGCCCGAAACGCTCACTCAAGCGCGGAACGCAAAAGGCCAGTTCCAGGACGCGGCCTACAGCGGACCAACCCCACTCGATGCCATTTTGGCAACCAAACGATAAGGAATCGTCATGGCCAACACGACTGCCCGCACGGGCTTGACCCCTCAGCAATGGGACGACAAGTTCTTTGCCGAGTACATCCGCGAAAACCGCTTCAAGCGCTATTTCGGCACGGATGAAAACTCCATCATCCACCTGAAGGAAGACCTGACCAAGAAGAAGGGCGAAACCGTTACCTTCGCGCTGGTCAACGCGCTGTCCGGCGCGGGCGTCACCGGCAACGAGACGCTGGAAGGCAACGAAGAGGCGCTTGACAGCCGTTCCTTCGCCGCCACCGTCGCCCCGCTGCGTCACGCCGTTGCCGTGAGCGACTGGGACGAGCAGAAGAGCGCCATCGACCTGCGTAACGCCGGCCGGATGCAGCTCAAGCTGTGGTCCATGAGCAAGATGCGTGACGGCATCATCAGCGGGCTCGGCTCCATCAACGGTGTCGCCTACGCATCGGCCTCCGAAGCGCAGAAAGACGCCTGGCTGGTGGACAACGCCGACCGCGTGCTGTTCGGCGCCGCCAAGTCGAACAACTCCAGCAACGACCATTCCGCGTCGCTGGCGAACATCGACAGCACCAACGACAAGCTGACCCCGTCGGCCGTGTCGCTGATGAAGCGCATCGCGCAAACGGCATCGCCGATGATCCGCCCGATCCGTCTGAACGAAGACGAAGAGTGGTTCATCATGTTCGCGGCCTCGCGCGCCTTCCGCGACCTGGCAGCCAACTCCACGATGCAGCAGGCCAACCGCGACGCGCTCCAGCGCGGCAAGGACAACCCGCTGTTCACTGGCGGCTCACTGATCTGGGATGGCGTCATCATCCGCGAAATCCCGGAAATCGCTGCGCTGTCCGCCGTCGGCGCGTCGTCCATCGACGTTGACCCGGTGTACCTGTGCGGCGCGCAAGCCATGGGCATCGCCTGGGCGCAGCGCACCCGCACTACCACCAACGTGCGCGACTACGACTTCCTGCACGGCGTCGGTATCTCGGAAATCCGTGGCATCCACAAGCTGCGCTTCGGCTCCGGTGCCGGCGACACGGACGACACCAAGGACCACGGCGTTGTGACTGGCTTCTATTCTGGCGTCGCGGACGCGTGATAGGTCATGGCCGTAACCCTTAAGGGGGATGTCGAGCCCGGTGGCTTCTGGGGCGAGGACATTGTTCGCGTCCTGCAAAACGTTCGTGATGTATTGAACGAGTTGCAGGCCGATCACGCCACGTTCAAGACAGCGACTGACGACCTGAAGACCTTGCTCAATAGCGTGCGAAACGCGCTGGCGGGCGATTCGGTCCTCGGGAAAGCGGTCCTTGCTATCGGCTCGACACCGACCGCCGTCGCAAGCGGCGCGTTCTTCTACCTCATCAACGGCGTGCTGTATCAGAAGGCCGCCGTGACTGCGGGCACGGCTCCAGGAAACGACGTCATTCCCCAAGCGAAGTACGGGGCTGTGGCATTCGACATCGGGGCTGACGGGACCATCGACGCGGTTGAAGCCACCGCGAACGCGACGGGCTACGACTCGGCGGTGCTGGCGGTTGCCGGCCTGCCTGCGGTCGCGTCCGATCACGTTCGCATGGGCTACGTCACCGCGACGAAATCCGATGGTGCATTCACCTTCGGCACGACGCAACTGGACGCTGCAAACAGCACTGTCGCCTATACGGACACCGGCTCCGCGCTGGCTTCCGTGGGCGCGGCTGTGAGCTCCAGTGCGCCGGCCTCTCTCACCAATTCAACAGCTATCACCCTGAACAAGGGTTAAGGAAGCAATATGGCTACCTCTTTCTCGACTGCGCGTGCGGCGAGCACGTTCCCGTATTACGCCGGTTTCGGCGGCGGCTCTGTCAATGCCGCATACGGGTCTGTCACCTTCGACACTGACGTTACGCTGGCTGCGGCCCTGACGGTGACGATGTGCCACCTCCCGGCCGGAGCTACCGTCATCGGCGGCTACGTGATGGGCGCTGACATCGACACCGGCACGGAAGCGCTGGACTTCGACCTGGGCTGGGTCACGGGCACCGCCCCGACCTGCCACGCCGGCACCACGCTGGGCGCGACCGATACCGACGGCTTCGGCAACCTGGGCGTGATGAGCGGCGATGCCATCACCGAACTCAAGCCGGTGGCTGGCATCTTTGCCCCGCTGCAAGGTCTGCTGTTCGATGAGGGTCCGATCACCTTCCCGGCAACGGCGAACGTGACGGTGACGGTGAACGCTGATGCCAACGCTGGCGGCACCGGCACGCTGTCCGTGGTCCTTTACTACGTGATGTCGTAATGGCTCGCCGCTTCTCCTACGAAGCGGACCATGAGGAAGTGAGGCCCTTCGGGCTTTGCTTTCCTCGCGGGGTGCCGGTGGAGGTCGCTGACCCGTTCATTGCGGGAAAGCTCGCCGGCAACTCTCATTTCCGCGAGCACACGGACGCCGAGCAAGACCTGAAGGCTGCGCTGGCTGAGTCCATGCGGCTCGACCCGCCTCCTGCTGCGCCTGCTGATGCCGTGGTCCTGCCGGTAGTGGACACCCCGCTCAAGCGCAAGCCCGGCCGCCCCCGCAAGGAAGCCTAAGCCATGGCAACGTCCTACACCTTCACCCGCACTCTGGCGCAGATGCAGGCCCTGATCCTGCGGCGCCTGCGCTACCTCGATCCGGGTGAGAGTGTGGCGTCTGCGGACGCGACGATTGTCGAAGAGGCGATCAACCTTCGCCTGAAGGAGCTGCACGCGCTGGGAACGCTCTGGTTCAACGTGGCCGGGGCCTCGACCAGCCTGACCATTTCCGCCAATACCGCAGCCGTCAGCCTGTCGTCGGTGACGGACTTCCTGTACGCCGTGTCCTGCAAGGTGGTGATCGGCTCCGAAGAGAACCCGGTCGAAATCATCTCGCACCAGCAGTACCAGGACATCACGGACAAGAGCGAGTCCGGCGACCCGGAAAAGGTGTTCTTCGCTCCGTCCGGCTCGGCCTACTTCTGGCCGGTGCCGACAGTGCAGCGTACCGCCAAGCTCACCTACCAAGCCATTGCCGCCGATGCTGCGGCCGGCGTCGCGCCGGATGTGGCGATTGCCATGCTCAGGTCGCTCGTCACGCTGGTGGCCGCCGACCTGATTGACGACTACGGCGTTCCCGAATCGCTCGCCCAGCGCTTGCTGGTGCAGGCCAAGGAAGCGGAGCGAACCATCCTCGCGCTCAACACCGAGCGGGTGGACAACAAGACCATCGAAATCGAGTCGTTCTGATGGCCAAGATTCCGTTCGTGGGTCCAAGCTACACCGCGCGCAGCCCGGTGGCGGACTCCCAGCGCTCGCTGAACTGCTTCCTTGAAGTTGACCAGACCACCGAGCGCGCCCCGCTGGTGCTGTACGGACGCCCCGGGATGACGCTGGCCGACACGTTGGGAACCGGACCGATCCGCCCCGGTGGCATGCTTGCCTTTCAGGACTACGGCATGGTCGTGTCCGGCAACAAGGTCTATTCGGTCGTCTACGACGGCTCCTACACCGTTGCCCTGCTGGGCACCATCGGTACCAGCACCGGAGCCGTGAGCATGGCCTATGACGGCGTGAAGGTGCTCATCGTGGACGGGGTTGCCGGCTGGCTTGCCAACCTGTCCACCCTGACGCAGATCACCGATGTTGATTTCCCGAACGGGGTGACTTCCGCCACGTCGCAAGACGGCTATTTCATCGTCTGCGGGGACGGCACGGCGCAGTTCTACATGAACAGCACGGCGCGGGACGGCACCGCGTGGAACGCCCTGGACTTCGCCACCGCCGAAGGCTCGCCGGATACCCTGCTTGCCTGCCGGTCTGTGCGGCGCGAGCTGTGGATGCTGGGTCTGCACAGCGCCGAAGTCTGGACCAATACCAGCAACGCCGATTTCCCATTCGAGCGCAACGATTCCGCCTTTATGGAGGTCGGCGTTGCTGCTGCCGCGACCTTCCGCCCGCTGGATAACACCGTGTACTGGCTCGGGCGCGATACCGAGGGGCACGGCATTGTCTACCGCTCCGAAGGCTACTCGCCCCGCCGCGTCTCCACGCACGCCGTGGAACGGGCGATTCAGGGCTACAGCACCATCTCGGACGCCTTCGCCCTGACCTTCCAGATGGAGGGACACTCGTTCTACGTCCTCACCTTCCCGACTGCCGACAA